GCATAGGCCATAGGCACTATGCTCTTCTAATAGATTTGCCTTTCTTTTTACAATAAGCTCAAGTTTGCGTTTACTTGGCAGCAATTCCTTTATGGCAAAATCTATTGATTTTTTTACGATAGCCTTAAGTGTCGGATCATCCTTAAATCCATATATTCTTATGCGTATCATAATCTATCTATGCTAATAAAAAAGGGCTGAGGTTTCCCCCAGCCCCTATCAACCCATAAAATTAGGCGTATAATTTAATCATTTCAGCTAGCGCTGCACCATCAATACTAACTCCGGCTGCACTTGCTCCTGCTGCCATATTAAGACCGCGTTGAAGTTTTCGGAAGTTAGCAGTTTGTTTGCTCTTGCCTGCTTTAAGCAATGTAATAACCTCTTTGCGTTTTGCCGAGCTAAGTACTAGACCGTCTGCAATTTCCATATCGTCAACGATTTTTTCCATGTGCTCATAGACTTCTTCGTCGGTTGGATCAATGTCAATCATAAACGCACGTGTACGAATAGCACCATCTGGATCGAGTTTATCCATGCTTAGGTTACTAATAAAGATAATACGACCTGTAAATTCGAAATAGCGAGGTATCAAGCCCTGATCGAGAATCTCTTCATCAGTCATATCCTCGTCTGGATCAACAACGTTTTTACCCATTTTGTTCCAAACAAGTTTACGCTTTTTCTTTGTATCAGTTGCTGCTTTAATAATGTTGCGGCTTTCTTGATCTTTTAGTGCATCGTCACTGTCGTCAAACAAGATAACTTTATCTTTATATTTGAATAGCAAGCTATACATACCAGCTGCTGTTGCGCTGCCTGTATTTTTGAAATAGCCAGCACCGTCTCTAAGTCCAGCCTGTTTTAGGATCTTTTCAACGCCGTGTGTTTTACCAACACCGCCGCGACCAGCAATAAAGAGAGCATTGCTTGCACCGCTAATGGTCATGCGAATAAGGTTTTCCATGTGCTCAAGCTGCTTTTCATATACAAGACGCTCTACATTGTCTTCAATTTGTTTTTCTTTTGCGCTCGGTGTATATTCCTCATCGCTGCTTCCTTTACGAACACTTACTTTAACGCAACCAAGTTTTGTAAGAATACGCTCTTTATCGTCTTTGAATTTCTTAAGATCAGCTTTTGTACCAACAAAGGCAAACTTGTTGCCGTTCTTTGTGATTACATCTTCGCTTGCATTTGCAACAAGATAGTCAAAGATTTTTTGGCCAGCACTGCGATATGCTTTATATACAGCAAGACGACTAAACTTAGGATCAGTGAGCATGTCAACAACACCATCAAAAATGTCGTTCATATCGCTTGATGCACTCTCAACAATAAAGTTAGGCTTATATTGCAATGCGCTCTCATTAAGCTCTACTTCGTTTGGCATTGTCCAGCCATCTTTCATATTAGAGCCAGTCAATACAGCAGCCGCAATTGGCAATGTCTTTACAAGACTAACCTTTTTATCAAACTCAATAGTTTTCTTTGATTTTCCGTTAAAGACGTCAATGCTTTGCAAAGCCATCATGTTAACATTCTTGCTCGACCAGTTAAAACGAACGCTCTGATCACCAGCTTTGCTATAGAGACGAATGCCATGGCCGCTGTGATCGCCGCTGCTAAACTTCTCAATTCCAGGATATCTGAAAAACTTTGTACCAGTCTTCTTGTTTAGATAGCTAATAATAATCTTTATTGCTCCATCAATAGAGCTGACATCAAGCTCTTCTTTTAAATATTCACTAAATGATAATGTTGTCTGCATATTTCTTATTTATACTTTTTATTTATTCAACAGTGAAATCTTTAAAGTCATTGACCTTACGTGATTTATTAGAAAATGGGCTGCTCACAACTGGATTTGAAGTTGGGCTTGCTGCATTAATTAGATTTGCAGTAGGATCTGCAATATCATAGAGCCTCATTTTTGCTCGATCAAGACCAACTGTAAATCTCTTATTTTTGGATATATCATTATAACGATTTTTAAGTTGTTTGATCATAAGCTGACCCATACTTTCAAGCTGTTCAGTGCTTAGCAATGCAAGAAATAAGTCTGCTGTAGCTGGCAAACCAAAGCTCTCACTTGTATCTGTAAGCTCCATATCACTGCTGCTTGCGCCTTGGCGATTAACTTGTGTTGCAGTCCAGATCGGCACGTTATTTTCAACAGCAAGACCACGTAATTCTTCAGCAATTGCTTTTACGAGACTATATGTGTTAACACCACCGCTTAGACCTTTGATTCTGCTGCTTGCACAAATATTCAAATAGTCAATAAAAATTACATCGGCCTTGAAATTCTTTTTAAGAGCTAGCTCGTTAATGAGTGCTCTAAAGTGTCCAGCGTGTGCGCTCGCAGTGGGATATTCCTTAATAAGAAGTTTGCCTCTTGTCTTTTTAGCAAGATCACCTATCTTACTTGAGAAGCTGCTTTCACTTAGATTTTTTAGTTGATCAATTCGAGTATCAAGCAGATTGGCATCAATACGTTCAGCGATTCTCTCCTCTGCCATTTCCATGGTAATATAGAGAACATTCAAACCCTGCGAGAGATATGAACTTGCAAAGTGACACATAACCAAACTCTTACCAACACCAGTGCCTGCCATGAGCAGGTTAAGAGTCTTGCGACCTACTCCACCGTTTGTAATGGTATTGAGCATATCAACATCAAAAGCAATCTTATCTTCTTTTTTATGATAAAAGTCATAGCGAGCAGCAGCATTGTCAATATAATCATGACCAACGTTTGTATCAAAGCAAACACTAAGTGCACTGCTTAGTAACTCAGGGATCATGCCTTCTGTTTTATTAGATCGCTTGCCATCAATAATAGCAATGCTCTCCATTACAGCATTAAAGACTGCTCGATCTTTACACCATTTTTCGGTGTTTTCGAGCAACCATTCTCTATCTGTTTCAAGTGGAGTTGCAAAGCCAGTTAGATGTTTTGCAATCTCAGAGATATGTGGACTATTGACAATATCCGCATTCTGGCATTCAACAGCCAGACTTGTTGCATTTGGTCTATTATTATATTTTGTGATATATGCATCAATGAGTTTAAACGTTTCCTTTGATGCTCCTTCAAAATATTCTGCCTTTAAATGTGGCAGCGCAGTTCTGCAAAATTCTTCATTTGTTACGAGATTATTAAGAATGATTTCTTCAATGCTGTGCATATTTTTCAGTTAAAATGTTGTGTAGTATTTTGTTCATAATTATTTTAAAATCGTCATCTAGTTCTAGTTCAGATGTGCATTCATAGAGTTCATTGCCATTCTCGATTTTAAAACTATAGTGCAGTGTAGCACTATCTTCATTCTCAGTTACGCTTACGCTTGAGTAATAGTATTTAATGCCAGCATATTCACCAGTTAGTAATTCAATGCTAGTGTGCTTTTCATCATGAGTGCTTGGCACTAATTTATAATGTTTGTTTTCAATCATAAAAATTAGGGGAGACATTGTCTCCCCTTTAGGTTAAGATTAATTTTCTTCTTCTTCGAAAAGGGCTACACCGCCAAGTTTATAGTTTTGTTCAATCTTGTCTTTAAAGTTAGTTTGATTAAATAGCAAATCCCAGAATTCTTTATTTTCTGTATCAGCAGCTCTTAAATTACCAGTCAATGGACTTGATGTTTCAGGATTATAAGCCATATACCAACCATTTTTTGGTTTTTGCACATAGCCAAGTTTAAGAGCTAGCTCGAGCAAGCCACTCCATTTGCTTACACCATGTTCATAGGTAACAAGCAAAGGAATTTTACTGCCTTCACGAACTGTTCGGCTCTTTTCAATCTTGATATTGAATTTGAATCCAATTAGATCTGTGCCATCCTTTTCTTGAGAACGACTAATAAACCAAATAGCATTAGCACCATAATATGCGCCTTTACCACCAGACAAAATAGTTTTGCCATACATCTTTTGCTCTTCATAGGTATGTCCAATTGCAATCATTGGAATATCTTTAAGAGTAAGATATGGTGTGATCATACGGAAAAGACCTTTAAGCGCTTTAGCGCGACTCATATCAGCAGCGCTATTCTCATTCACTGCATCATCAATTTCCTTTTTACTTGCGATATTACCAAAGCTATCAAGAATAATAAAGACTTTTTCTTTTTTATCAATAGTTTCAAGTTGATTAACAATATCAAACTTAAGCTCTTCGATATTTTTTACTGGAATATGCAGCACTCGATTTGTATCAATGCCAAATGTTTCAAAATAGCTTTGTGGACTGCCAAACTCACTATCATAAAACATCAATACACCATCATCATTTGCTTTTAGCCATGCCGCTGCCATAAGCAAGCTTAATGTACTCTTAAAGCTTTTGCTATCACCAGCAAAAATGGTTAATCCATTTGTGATGCCTCCATCAATCTTTCCACTTAGGCCAACATTTAGCATTGGCACGCCAACACTAATTAACTCCTTTGCTTCAAAGAATGACGAATCAGCCAACACTTCTGCCTCTTTAACTCGGCAGTTCTTTTTTAGTTTCTCTAATAATGACATATCTCTATCTTATACTGTTTTTTCGTATTGTAAACCTAATTTTCTATTTAAAAAGTCCCTATCAGGACTTTGACCTTGCATTTGCCCTCGCGAATATTCAACTGCAAAGCTACAATAGTTAATAGTATCTTTAAAACTATCTTCAATACTCTCAAAGTTTGGAGAGTAGTTTGGATCATGTTGCATCGCTTCAATGACACTACGAATACGCAGCATTTTAGCCCAAACAATATCAAGCAGTGTGCTTACTCCATTTGGATAATAGTCAGCTTGTTGAATGCTGCTATATGGATTCTGATAATCATTTCCCTTTTTGAGTTGTAATTCTACACACTCTCGTAATACCTTTACGCTTTCTTTTTCTTCTAGTCTCATGTTATTTTTGTTTATAAATTTCTCCAGTTTTTGCATAGTGTTCAACAAGATAAAACTGTCTTTCGTATAGATGTAAATTACCAACTTGCCAGACTATATCTCCAGGCAAGATGCCAAGATCATCAGCTAGCGCATGTTGAACGTGACATTGCCATGCATAGTCATTGCGATAGCCAGCCCATGCATCATTGCTTCGCATCTGCACAACTGTTTGCAAGCGACCATCGCGAATTTGATATTGTACTGTATTTGTACAAATGAAATCGCTCATGCCATCTGTATTATATTCATAGTGCATACTTGGTCGAGTATAGATCATAACAGCGCGACGGCTATTAGGATTAGTTCTTAATTCAAGCAATACGTTTTGATATTGATTATAGTTCTTTTCGTGCCAAACCAAATAGCCATAGTTGCTGTTAATATATCCACCTTTACTTGCTACTTGTTGCCAGATCTTTGGCACATCACCCGGAATATCATCTACTCTTAGACTTTGAGAGAGATACCATGCCAGTTCGCGTGTGACATAATCTTCGTTGACTTCACCGAAAATACTTGGCTCATCAGCAATAAAACTAGCGCCCAATATTTCGATTGTTTTGCAACCAGTCTTATCAGTTGTAAACTGTCCTGAATTATAGGCAGTTAAAAAATTATTTCTTATATCTGTTATCAACATAGATTTATACATAACGGTTAATTGTTGCACGATTATCAAGCAACATGATCATATAACGGCGATCAAATTCTTGGATCTTTTCAATTGCTGCGCACAAATTTTGTTCATCAATTTTGCCGTGAATATATTCCAATTCAGTTTCAATAAGCCAATTGACCATAAGCTCACGATCGTTATTTAGATATTCGATAAATTCTTCAAAATCTATACGAGTTTGATCAGTTGGCCAAATATAATCACCAGCTAAAGTTTCTGTTATATGCTTATAGAAAGTTTCACCTGCTTTAAACAAATGACATCTAATGTCATCGTTTTCTGCGACAATGAGACAATCAATTGCATTTGACAATTCATGGCTTGTTGTTTGCATATCTTTTGTTTTTATCATATTGTTATGGAATGTATTATAGTCTATCATGTTTTTTGTATTTTGTAAATCATAAAATCATATTAAAACGCTTTCAATTGCCCAATTAAGAGCTCTTTGGCTTTCAGTATGCAAATCTCGGCTTTTATACCAGCCTCCAGTATCGGCGTCAAGTTGTTTAGCAATCATTTCAAGATCATATGCACTTATATCAAAGCCTCGTTTGAGGGCATTTGCGGCTGTTGAGCAGAGTATAAGATACATCTTATGATACCAACCACTCGTAGTTAGTGCTCGATATTCTGCAACTGCTTTTTTATTAACAAACGGACAATCAACATAGCTGCTCCATTTAGCATTGCGATTTAAACGCTGACGCTGATAATCAAGCAACTTTTGTTTAATCTCATCACTTAGTTGTGCCTTAAAGCTTGTGCTCTTGAAACTATTGTCATTATACTCAACACTTGCGAGAAGTTCATCAACTTTAATAGGCTCTCCGTTAAAACTATGGAAAAAACTATATGCTTGTGGATATTGTGCAGGCACATAATACATGCGACTAAGATCTTTAGTTTGTGGATCTCCTAGTTCATTATATCTCTTATTAAGCGCATACCAAAAATGTTTGATTTCACCAGCTGCGATATCTCGATCGCATGCTAAGACTATTCTAAACTTAGCATGTTCAGCACGACTGCTTGAGCTGTTATAAACCACACACTGACAATCCTTAAAGGTATCAATAACGCTTTGAGCATCACCATTATAGTCATCAATATCGAGTGCAGCCCAACCAGCCCAGCATTCAACATTGGCATTTGCTCGTGTTGAATCTCGTTTATAAACAGCTGGACTAATTAGTGGACTGCCCTGTCGTCTTTCATCGCGTTTGGGTTTATAGCCAGGCTGAGTGTATAGATTATGCAAACATTCAACAAACTGTTCCCAGTTTTCAAACTCACCATGTCGATGAGTCTTGTTATCAAAAATTGATTTGAATATTGTAAAACCTATTTTCATACAAGTTCAGAAAAACGGCCATGATTGCCGCTATGATTTGGTGGTTGCCAGCCTTCTGGCTTAATTAAGTCTGGAAGACCAAAGGCATTTGGTCGACTTGCTTTTACGCCAACCTCTTTATTCATATTTGCAGCAAGTACTTCATTCCATGCTGCATGACTATCAACACCAAAAAGATCAAGTGTGCCGATCGCGACAACACAAAGATCAATCAATGCATCAACTGTTTCTTCAGAATCACGACGCGTAATTGCTTCTTGCAATTCAGCTAGCTCTTCTGCTAGAAAGCTTACTCTAAATTTAATAAACTCATGTAGCAGCTCTGGCGAAAGAGTCGCCATTTTAGCTTTTACATTATAATGCTCATGCATCTTTTCAATATCTTCTACCCAGTTTTGTGACATATATTTTTTTAGTTATTTGTTATTATGCGAAAAAGTCTTCGAGGCTTGAACGCTCCTCTGCGCTCCAGCCAATTGCATCAAGAATTAGTTGTATTGGCTCAAGAAACGCCTTTTGAAATTGCATATCAAAGTCAATATAACTTTCAATCTTAAATTCAATTGGCAGTTTACCAACAAATGCTATGCAATTTTCTCGTGTTGGATTTTGTGGTCGCAAGAATATGTATTTAATCTTTTCTCCGTTTTTAATCTTTGGCACATTTTTGCAATTCACTTCATCAAGCAACCAGTTATGCATAAGACATCCACGCACATGCAGCGGTGTGCCCTTTGTATAGATGGTTTTGCGATCAGCATATTTGCGAACATTAGTAACACCACGCGGCAATCCAATTTGTTCAGGAGTCATGCTTTCAAACTCACGTCTAAATTTAGCAATTGCATCTTGTGTTTGTTTTTGATTGCCGCTAATAATAACAGAGAATAGATTTTTCATAGCTTCACGACAAACCTTTGGCGTACTGCTTTTTACTGCTTCAATGCCTTTCATTTTAATTTTAGGCTTTGCATATTGTACGCCTTCACTGTTATGCACATTCAGAATATATCTTTTCTTTGCAGTCCAGATTGCGCGATCAGCAATAACTTCTCGCTTCATATTCATAGTATTTTTATATGCTTGAGTCATATCAGCGAGAGTTTTAAATGTTTTTTGAAAAAGAGGCTCAAGTGCCTTGGAACCAAACTCATCAAGAAATGCTACTGGATTTTTAGGTGAGAATTGATTAACTACGTCTTCAACATTCAAATAGATGCTATCAGTGTCCATTGCAATAACATAGTCTTTAGACTTTGTGTTTTTCAAAAAGCTATTGAGATATGTATTGATTGCATACTCAGCTTTGTTAATAACAAGCTGGCCAGTAAGTGTAATGCCTTCTGCAATAAGAATATCAAAATAGCGGAAATATTTGTTTGCAATAGCACCGTAAAGACTATTCATCAAAATCTTGATACACATCTGCTCGGTATCAAGACGAGAGATTTCAGATACGAGAGCTGGAGACTTTGAGATTTCATAGTCTTGCTGTTTGCCTAACATCTCCTTTTTAATAATCACTCGGCGATTATAAAGCTCTTCAACAATCGCTGGCAAAAAGCCTTGTTTATCTCGACGAAATGTTGCACCATTTGCGGCAACAGCAAGATTATCTTCTAAGCCATCAATTTTAGATAGAGTCAATAGCTTATCAGGACCTAATCCACTAATCACGCTATGTCGTACGAGCATTTCTGGACTCATGTTATATTGAATAATGATATTAGGATATAGACTATTCAAGTCGAAGCTTAGCACCCAATTATACATGCCAGGTTTTGGATCCTTAACATATCCACCAGCATAGTCTTGTGCAAAGCTAGCTCTGTTATTTGGTGGTACAGCAATTTTTTTATTTGCAAGATAGCGAAAGATAATGCTATCCCAGATACCAACAGTGCCGAGCGTGTCGGCATAGTTAACACCGCCAAAATAGGCAAGTGTAAAAACAAGATTAAGTAGACCAAGCTTTTGCTCAAAGCGTTCAATAAGTTCAACGTCAACAACGTTATATTCAACATATGTTTGATAGTCTGTTTCATAGAGATTTTTTAGACTGCCACTATAATCAACCTTATTTTCGCCAAGCACAACTTCAGCGATATGATCAAGCTTATAACTTTCTTGTTGACCATATGTGTTGAGAGTAAATTTCTTAAAGAGCTCAAGATAGTCGAGCTGTTGTATGCCTACGATATTATAACCATATTGCTCTTGACCTTTGACAGTGACATTACGCTCTTCAATTTGTTTCCATGGACTAAGCTTAAGAACTTCTCCTTCATCAAGCAAAAGACTGCAGCGATTAACAAGATATGGTATATCGAAAAAGTTTGTGTTCCAGCCAGTAATAACATCAGGCGTATTATCAGGATCACTCCACCAATCAATAAAGTCTTGAAGCATATCAGACTCTTTGATAAACTCGCGATATTCAATTTTCAAATGGCGAAGCTTGCTAATTGACATGTCATATTCTTTAAGACCCCAAACAATATAAACATCTTGTCGACTACTCTTAACAGTAATTGTTAGCACACGATTGCTTGCCATGCGTGCTTCACTATAGCTTCCTTCTTCATCGCAGTCAACCTCAATATCGATATACGCAATATCAATAAAACGCTTGACATAGTCAATCCTATCTGGAAATTGACTTTGAATAAACGCAGGAATCCAACGATCATTGCCATAGATCTTAAAACCAGAAATGCCTTCATATTGTTTTGTAAAAGCTCGGGCTTCGCTCATGCTATCAAATCGAACTGGCTCCAGAGCTTTGTCATCAAGACTGCGCCAACCACTTTTTGGATCCTTTGATTCAACATATAGACATGGCTTATATCGAAAGCTTTCATAGAGTTTTTTACCGCTCGCATCATAGCCTCGATATTTAATGCTATTCATGTGGCGATCCACGTTTGTATAAAAACCAGTTAATGTCATGTCACTATATTACCACAAATTTTATCATTTGTAAACCAAAAAAGCACTGCTTAAGCAGTGCTTTTGTTTTAAGAATATTGGACTTAATATTATTTAATAGTTTTGCCAAACAATAGTTCCTTTGCTTGCTCTAATATTGTTTTTCCACTATAATGAGATTCGTTTTTCATTTTGGAGATTTTGGCTAAATCAACAATGGATCTTTTTAAGCCGCTCATATCGGCAGGAGACTGCAAATATAGCTTACCAATATTTTTTAGTGCAGAGGCAGCAACTGTTGCACGTGTTCTAACTCCATCTTTTTCTTTTTGCAATATTAGATTAAGAAGATCTTTGCCTGCGACTAGTGGTTTTAAGTATTTGGTAACATAGTTAACTGTTAAAAAGTCAGTTTTTACCCCTTTATCATTTTCTAGGCCATAGCTCTTTAATTTAGCTTTCGTAGCTGCACTTTCATTATTAATAATCTCAGTAAGAGCAGCTAATGCCTCTTTATAATTATTTTTGAAAAATGTTTTTGCGATACTATTAATTAGGGCATTGCTATCTTTTAGACACTTAAGAAGTGCATCAGCATAATATTGATTCATATCATCAACTGAGATTTCTGTTTTCATAATACCAGCTTTTGCCTTTGATGCAGACTTTAATAGATCCTCTGAATCACCAATAAATTGTTCTGTAGCATCTTGATAAGCAACGGCAATACTTTTTATTAATTTCTTATATTGATCTTTTTCCATATTATCTTATTTATAGTTTTTTTACTTTTTAACTACTCCAATTTTATATTTGGCTTCAAGACTCCATTCACTCTTTTCGCGATATGGTACAATCTTGATGCTCTTTAGGCTGCTAACGTTATTAGCAATCTTATTGCGATCAACAATAGTGCATAGTCCCCAATCGTGCAGCAAGCTTGCAATTGCATTACGACGAGCAATGTCATCGCTACTCAATGTGCTAGGCTTGCCATCAAGCATAAAGAGCTCTTTGAAATGGCAGATATAATAACGACCTTGTTTATGCAAGATGTGACAGCTTTGCCAAAGTTTCTTTTCTTCGTTTTTACTTGCGACACCAATACGTGTTAGCGTCTCTTTAACCTTCAAGAAATCATCTGGCTCTTCAAGTGAAATCTCTAGCATCCAGCTACTATTCCATTCATAATCTGATTGTGTTGTCATGTTACTATTTATCTTAACATTTTCCTCCAACATTCATAGCAAGTCGCAATTCTCGCAAAGCATCCTCTCCGAAGAGAGGCAATACTTCTCGAGCTTTTTGACTGCTATAGTCATAGCGACGTTTGATTAGTTCAACATCATCGCCGTCTGGCAATGCCTTGAACCATTTACTAAAACGTTTGCGAGGCCTCAGACTATGTCGATAAAAATCATATGACATTTTTGCGGGCAAATCATGATGAATATTCATCTCATTTGCAAAGAGTATGCTGTCTTGAAAAAAGCTTAATCCGCGATTAATCATAAACGAGTTATAAGCCTTTTCATTCTCAGAGACTGTCGCTTCTGTTGGAGTAGCAGTGCTATCACACAACAAATCATCGACCTTTGGGCCACTATTGATATTTGTTAATATATCAAAAAAGTTAATTGATTTTTTACTCATTTCCAATTTACATTACCCATAAGTTCAGTGCAGCATGCAACAAGATTAATTTCTTTATCTGCTACAAAACTAGATTTATATTGATAGTCGGCTAGAATAAGAACAGCTGCTGGTTTACTCGCAGGCTCGATCCAACTATCCATGTTATCATAGATCTTGCGAAACACATATGTGCTATCGCCATTGCTGCTATTTGCAACCCACTCACGCATAGTCTTAAAATTTTTAGTTTTAAGGCTATCACGCAGAACTGCAAAACTATCATCACCGCTATCAGCTAGAATGTGAGCTCCGATACTACCACTTAATGCATGACGTTGACATTCACCAATCACTCGTCTCCAGTCTGGAGCATGCTTGCAAATAAGTTGGGCAAGCACAGCATCATCTGCACTTACACCTTCGCTTTGCAAGATATATTGCAGCCGTTGCATAAACTTGCCTGCTAATGAAGCTAGTGTCTTTTTATTGACATTAAATTCAACTACAGTGCATCGACTATGCAATGGCTCAATAATACGATTTTTGAAATTACAAGTTAAGATGAAACGACAGTTATTACTAAACTCTTCCATAAATGCACGCAACGCTGGCTGAGTGCTATGAACGCCGAGATATTCGGCCTCGTCAATAATAACAACTTTGGTGCCACCACTTAAACTAATGCTGCTTGCAAATTGTTTAATTTTGTTTCGCAGCACATCAATGCCACTCTCTTCAGAGCCGTTGATGAAAATCCAATCACACCCCATTTCTTTGCAAAGTGCCTTCGCTAGTGTTGTTTTGCCAGTGCCTGCGCTGCCAGCAAAAATCATATTTGGTACATTGCCACTCTTAACAATCTCTTGAAAGGTTGTCTTAAGAGTTTTTGGCAGGATGCAATCTTCAATTTTTTGTGGTCTATATTTTTCTACCCAAAGTGTTTCTGTCATAATTTATTGTTTCTTCAATGCGTCATATAATGATTTAATATCGCTCGTTTCTTCTTCGAAACTTGCTCCAGCTCGTTTATGATAGAGACGCGCTACCTTACGAACCATTGGTTTTGGCAGATCAAGACTATCATGCACAGCATGAATAATTTCTTTGATCTGATCTTTAGCAGCATCGACAATATCGAGCTGCTCATCAATTTCTTTGATCGCATCATAAAATGCGACTCGATCTGTTTCAGACTTGAATTCAATCATGTTTATAGAGGAAGTTCAAGTTGTTGTTGAGCTGCGTCAGGTTGGCAATCACCATCACAAACTTCAAGCTGACGCTCGCAGTCGCAGTCGGTTGAGCATTCAGCTTCAACATCAGATTCTAGCATCTGACCGAGAAACTGCATGGTAGCATATACTTCGCCAACGAGTTGCAACTCATCTTCATGAAATGCAGCGCGCTCTCGACATGCTTCAAGAATTGCCAATACACAGAAAAATGGATTTTTATTTGCTTCGATTAATTTCATAGTAAGTTATCTATTACGCGTTAAATGTTGAAGTTTTTTCAAGTGCGATGTAATATTGAACGCCTGCACCAGCGTGAGTCCAATGACTAATAAAGCGTTTACTAAGCTCGACACTATAGTCACCATTTAGCAACTTAAGATTGGCAATCAAAATATGAAAGTCAAAGCTATCAGTATTGTCATTGCTAGAGTCAAGCAGCAATTCAAAACTATTTGCGCTACTATTTTTTGGATCACTAATTCGTGCAATAATCTTGCCACTATTGCCAACAATACTCAGCACGCTTTGACCAAGAACTGCAGCAGCTTTGCGTAATTGACCAAGCTGAGCATTTGAAAATGATACTGTCACATCAACGCTAGGCATAGTAATGCTCTTTTGTGGATGTGTAAGAATATTTGGATCTGCAAAACGATAGTTTGCGCTAATGCCTCCATCGCTAATCTTGACGCTCTTGTCCGAGAATTCAAGTTCAGCATCAGTGGAGCCGATCAAGCCATATACATTCATGAATTCATTGAGATCATAGATTCCAAAGTCAACATCAAATGTTTCATTTGCAGTGGCATAGATGCTTTTTGCATCGTTAATTGTATCAAGCGGCTTATTAGCCTTGACAACAAGATTAGGGTTGATTGACGCAAAATTGCGTAGGATTTCGATTGTGTTTGTTTCTAACTTCATAGTGTTATTAATATATCATAAGGCGTGATGTTTGTAAACAAAAAAATGCATCTTGTCGACCACCACAATCGACAAGATGCTATTGCTAAGCGAGCTATTAGCCACGCTTAGGAGATCCCAAACGATAGCGCATAACTGTGCCACCAGATTTGGTCTTACGAGGATTGCAATAGATTGCAGCTCCTTCGTTACGAAGATTATAAATTACGCGAGCAGGATCAGCGATGCCGGCAAGCTTAGCCTCAACTGTGCTAAATTCATGGCCTTCTCCGAGAAAGCGAAGAATCGCATTGGCTTGAGTGCTATTTTTTACGAGACGAACGAATTTATCGAGTTGTTTTTGTGTCAGTTTTGTACTTGGTTTCATATGTTATGTTGTTTGTTGTTTTGTGATTAGTCAATATTGTCGACTAAAGCTTAGAAAGGGACTTCGTCAACTGCAGTGAGGAGAGTATTATCGGCGAGACTCTGTGCATCAATTTTGCTATAGAGGTCGAGAAAGGCTTCGCGAGTATCGCTATCAAAGCGAGCAATGCACATGCGAATTGCAGTCATGCGATCGCGAAAGATAGCAAAGCTCTTAACGATGTGACAGAGGCGTCGTGTAGAGACTACTTCATCCACACCTTCGTTTTCAAAGGTTGCGCGAATAACGCTGCTCCATGATACAAGTCTATTAGCAAACTCATCGTCATCACATTGCAAGCTAGTCATATGCTTCTTGACGATTTTGAGCTCAGTAGCAAACTCAGGATATGGCTGGTCGATGCTAGCAACAAAGCGTTCAATGAATGCTTCGTCAATGATTTGAGCTGCCACATAGCGACCATCATCGCTGCCGCGACCCTTTGTGTTGGCTGTTGCAATGACGTTAAAGCCTGGGGCCGGAGTCACGGTCTCACCTGTTTTCTTGATGAGAATTGGCTTGCCTTCGAGAACGCCTTGCAAACACATAATTTTGTTGCTGCCGCGGTCGAGCTCATCAATAAGTAGGATGGCACCACGTTTCATCGCTTTAATGACTGGACCATGTTGGAAAACTGTCTCGCCATTGACAAGACGAAAGCCGCCGAGAAGATCATCTTCGTCTGTTTCGGGACTGATTTGCACACGCACATATTCGCGCTTGCTTTTGGCGCATGCTTGCTCAACCATAATGGTCTTGCCATTGCCGCTCATGCCGCTAATATAGAGTGGGAAAAACATGCGACTATCAACAATGCGCTTGACATTTTGATATTCTCCCCATGGAATGAAATTACTATCGACAGCAGGCACATAAATCTCATCGCTCGAGACACTCTGCACGCCACGTAGAGCCACAACTGGTGCAGCCTTTGGAGTTGGAGTTGGAACTGGAGCTTGAGTTTGAACTTGTGCGGCAACTACGCCATCGGCGAGATGCGCTAAGTTCCATGAGCCGCGACCAACTTTGTGCGTCATAAAGGTGCTATTTGCACCGTTATAGCTAAAGCCATTGGCACGTGCGTGCTCATAGATTTGAGTTGTGCTTGCTGTGGGCCAGGCGCCAATAGCTTTGAGTGACGCGAGGGTGGATTCGATATTTCCTGATTTAGTGGACATAATATTGTGGTGTTGAGATTATTATAAACTGAAATTGTGATATTGTAAACAAAAAAGTGATTAAGCCAGTGTTGCTTTGTAACACTCAGCGCTAACGCGCATGACAGATTCATCTGCATCGCAGAAGCAGACTCCAGATGGGTGGCAAAGACCATCAGCGTCGATCCATTCCTTTCCAAGGATGTATTGATCGCAGCTTTTTTTGGTTAAGAGGCATATTCTGAAAAAGCCTTGTTCAAGTGATATGACGTTGCCTACTGCGCAGTCGGAGATTTTGATTGCTTTGAGGGGGGTATTAGCGTTGGTGAACTTGTACTTGATCATATTGGTTACAGGATCATTATACCATATTTTGATGAGATTGTACACAAAAAAGTGAAAAAAAGTGAAAATATTTTAGGGCCCCCCTGGGGGGGGGTGGCCTCAGATTAGGCAATCAAGTCCATGAACTTGCTCAGAAAGACTCGGCTTTGCTTTTTGTTAGCAGTATGCTTCGTGAACTCCTTGGCGAGCTTATTACGACCTGCGCGGCTTTCAGTATCAAGATCATTGATGCTAAAGTCATCCTCGGCTAGTTTAACTCCGGCACGAGCATCGCGCATTACGAAATAGCCGTCGAAGCCAAAGCCGCCTGGGATATAGATCACTCGCTCATTTGAAGTGCGCGAAGCTTTCATAGTCTTTTCATAGGCAGTATAACCTTCGCCCCAAGTTTTGATATTTGGAAAAGAATCGCTGCTGATATATGCATTGGAGCATTTAGCAACAAGATCTTTTTTGCCGCTAGTTGGCAAGAAGAAGCAGAGAGTGTTGCTGCCAGTGATTGCTTTAAAGTCGCGCATCAACTGACTTGCCATTGCTGCTTTATCTGTAGCTTCGCGAGCGAAAAACTTGATCTCTTTCTTATGCCAGACAAAGCTTCGTTGAGTGCTATAGCTATGGTTATGAGAATCTTTGTTATGCAGTGAATCATTGCCATTTTTAAAGACACTGAGATTGCAACCATCACCATCGCTAATGAAAATTGTGTTCATCTTTTGCACTCCAGTTTTTGCTCTAAAGGCATTGACAAGATGTGCAGCAATGATGGTTGTTTCATAGAGAGGTGTGCCGCTCATAACTTCAAGTTGGCTGCCAAAGACATTGCTACGACCGCATGCATAGTTGAGAAAGAGCTCTTTGCTCGCAGTTTCAAAGTCGACTTTATTGAGCTCACTATTGAGAAGCTCATTGACTGTCGCCCAGCGAAAATCAATATTGTCACCAATGCGAGCTTCGCGATAGTCATAATTTTCGCTGATCGAGGTAAAGCCATAGACAACAAAAGGAACGCCAACCGCTTTGCAAAACCAAACAAGTTCAAAAGTTTGTTTGACGACATCAGAAATTACGCCCTCCATGCTTTGACTGCAATCAAGAAAGAATGCCATGCCGTGGCTTTTGCTTTGTGCTAGGCGAGATACGCTCTTGAAGATTTGGTCGTCATAGCGATAGGCATGCAGTTTGTTGACGTTGATCTGACCAGTTGTAGCAAGAGTAGCTCTGCTATATTCAAAGGCGCTCTTTTTACGTTCGAACTCTTTGACAAAGCTTGCTACACTTGACTTGCTGCTCTTTTTGAAATCGTTCCAACGATCATTCCAGTCTGCATGAGTCATGGCATCGTTATAGCGACTCAAGCGTTTTTGACGTTCAGCACGAACTTTCTTGATATCGTTAATGCATTTTGCAAAGTCAGATGGAATTGGAGTATTGACTGTGCTATAGTCATTGCCTTCGTGAAGCTTGTTCAATTCGCTGTCAAAGCTTTGTTGTGTCGAGCAGCTATAGTCAGCTTCTTTGGTCTGAGTTGGAACTTTGACATTTTTGCCGGCACCGGGGTTTTCAGACTTATCAGCTTGAGGCTGAGTAATTGGCTTTTGCTCTTTTGCATCGTCTTGAGAAGCTTCAGTCGTAGACTCTGCTTCAGTGCCATCATCGACCTCGTCAGACTTCTCAGAGCTTTCAGATTTGTCGCTCTCAGATTTGTCAGATGCTGCATCGCTCTCAGAGCTTTCGCTATCATCTGCAGGCTTAGGGTGACTCAGATTTTGAGTATCGTCATCTGCTTCATCTTCGCTTTTTTCATCGCTGCTTGGAGATGACATGTCATCTTCTTCGGACTCTTGCGGCTGGGGAATTTGAGGATTGACATTTTTGTCGCTCTCAATAAAGTCAATGATGCGGCCGCAAACTTCAAGCACATCGCTCCATGTTTGTGTAGCGTCACATGCTTCAAAGAGAGCTTGCTCTGCATCAGAAAATGTGATGCTTACTTGATCGCGCAGTTTGCCTTTGAGATTAAGGCGATCAAGAAAGCTCAGTTGAGAGAGATCTTTGCCTGCGATCTTAAAGAAGTCTTGCTCTAAGAAGTAGCTATAGCCATTGCGAAATGGACTAATAAGGCCTGGGAAATTTTCTTGCACTAGACGCTCGATGCGAATATCTTCGACAATGTTTGCAATGTCAAATGGTGCTTTTGGATAGCGAGTCATAAACTCAGTGTGTGCTTGAACTGGAGTATGCAGCGCATGTCCAACTTCGTGGCCTACTAGCAAGTCAGCCACATTCTTATCAGAGATGTTCCAACTTGGCAGGCCGAGGATTCGGTTTTTGACATCAAAGAAGGCGGTGCTATAATTGCCTACGCGAATCATGATGTTTTCTTTAGCCAACAGGCGGGCGAGTTGCTTTTGGCTCTCGAAGTTGAAGGCTGGTTGTTTTGAGGTGGTGTTGCTCACAAGGAAATAGTACCATATTTCGGGAGAAAAGTAAACAAAAAAATGATATTTTTTTCACTTTTTTTCACTTTTTAGCCAAAGCTATGATGGGCATGGAGACAAAATTTAGGGCCCCCCTGACATGGGAGGCCCCGGTTTTTAAATAACGTGCGCCCCCAGGCGGGGGAGTCACCTACTCAGTCTCAGACTTGAGTCTCGTGAAGTTTTTCACCTTCTCAAATTCAAGCTTACGTTCAAATTTGCCGTCCTGCATCTCGGCATTGTGCGAGATAACAAAGACTCGTGTGCTCGGATCAAGCGTCTCCATAATCTTGAATAGATTCTCAATGCCCTCACCATCCAAACTGCCATCAAATACCTCGTCAAGCATAAGCAGATTGGTATTTGCGCTATTCTTCATCTTTGAGATTTGTCTCCATGCAAAGAGCAAGCTTAAATCAATACGTGCTCTTTCGCCTTCGCTGAAACTAGCATAGCTAAAGTCATCACGATAGCGACTACGCAGGGTCTCGGTGAAATTCTCATCAAGCTCAAAGCTTACGAAAAAGTCAAGAACTTGCAAATAGTTATTGATCAGCTGATTCATGACTGGCAGATATTGGCGAATAATCTTGGTTTTAATGCCAGTGTCCTTTAGCATCTCTGCAACCACATCATTATAGTGACGGCTGTCTTGTAGATTGCTCTTAAGATCCGAGAGATTATCTCGTTGACTCTTTAGTGTTTCAAGTTCAGCTTGTGAGCTTTCAATTGCAACAGCATCAGCAATACTATCTCTGGACTTTTTACACTCAGCCAATCTCTTTTCAAGATTTCGCAAATGCAAGCTGTTTGCATGAATAGCATTTTGTAATTTGGAGAGTTCATTCATCTGCTCTGTAAGAGCTCGAGCTTTTTCTGCAGCATGTGAAATTGTTTCTGTGATGCTTGTATCACCAGCTGCCAACTCAGTTGCTTTGTGGGTGCATGTCACAAGTGCTTTTTCTCGAGTCTCGCTAGAGATGTCCTGTGTGCAGGTAGGGCAGTGTGTATGCTCAGAATAGAATGCGCTCTGCTCTTGCAGATCCTTGTATTTGAGTTTGATTTGGGTTTTTAGGCCTTGTAACTCTGCAATCTTTTCTCGTTGCTTATCGAGTTTGATCTTTACATCTGGGGCATGTGCATTATAGGTTTGTAGCTTGCTTGAGTTTTCCTCTAGCACACTCGCTATTTCGGCATCAATCTCTGCAATCTCAATCTCAAGTTTATCAGAGCTATCACCACTAATCTTTTGTAGCTTTTCAATGTGACCATGCTGCAATCGCACTCGCTCACGTAAACTCTCAAGTTGAGTCTCTGTATAGCGAAGCTGTTCTTTGAGCTTGCCTTGATTTTCTTTAAGCAGCGTATTCATTTTACTAAAGATACTAATGTCAAGCAGATCTTCAATAACAGTACGACGCTGACCTTGGGGCAGTTGCATAAATGGTATAAAGTTACCACTGCCGAGAACAATGACCTGGTGAAAGCTCTTATGATTTAGTTTTAGGATGTTTGTCTCAAGAATCTTTTGATAATCACGATTATGTGATTCCTGATTAAGCATCTCTCCGTCAAGCCAGATCTCAAAGATATTTGGCTTTTGACCTCGTACTACTCGATATTGTTTGGTGCCGCAACGAAACCATATTTCAACGAGCAGACCTTTGCCGTTGATGCTATTCACAAGCTGTGTTTTGTTAATGCCTCGATGAGGCTTGCCAAAAAGTACAAAGCTAATCGCATCAAGCAGCAAACTCTTGCCACTGCCGTTTTTTCCAACAATAAGAGTTGATCTATATCCTTCGAGATCAACTTCAATAGGAGAAGCACCAACGCTCAGGAAATTTACATATTTAATTTTTTCGAAAATGATCATAGACTATCAAGGGCTTGGGCTTCAACATAAAGTTCTTGCAATAATGTTTTAATTCGATCTCTGTCAAGATCTGTTTCAACAGCATCTACATAGTTATTAAGCAAACTAACTGTGTCTGTTGCAACTGTAGATTCATCGATCGTTACATTGCTTGCATTATATTCATCAAAATTTTCAACTGTCTTTACTTCAAATGGATTTGTTGCTTGTATTGCATCAACAAATTTGTCAAAGAGATAGGGATTCTTTTTGACTCTCACAACTAGCTTGACATAGGTCGATGTTAATGCACTAAAATCATATTCAGCGAGATCAGCATAGATGTTATCATCTGCATCGCTATCATCATAAACAAGCTTATTGAAAAGAGTAATGGGATTACGAATTGCAGTTAGCTCACGAGTCTCACTATCAAGAATATGAAAATATTTTGGATCATCACAATCTGCCCATGTTAATTCATAGGGTGTGCCAAGATAGTGTATATTTCCTTTGTCACTTTTTGTATGATAGTGACCACTCAACACACTCTCATAGCGAGAGAAAAGTTCTGCGTTCATGCCATGACTTGCAGCTGGCATGCCTTTCATCATCTCAAAGCCAGCAAGCTCTAGATGTGCACCAAGTATTGGAGCTTGGGCAGTTTGTATAAATTCAATGCTGCTAGCATAATTCTCTGGATTAATCCATGGCAGCAGTGCAATCTTTAATCCATCATAATCCAAAATTGTTGGACTCATATGCAGCTTAATAACATCGCTATGCAACATGACAATCTCTTGCAAGCTGCAGACATCGTTTGTGCTCTTGTAATAGACATCATGGTTGCCAGGAATAATATTCATCGTCATGCCATATTCACGAAGCTTTTCAATGAAATTGGCTTTGTTTGCAGCCAATGCTTTGATGTTCGTAAATTTGCGATGATCATAATAATCACCTAGATGCAGGATTTCAGTGATGCCTTGTTTTTTACATTCAGGAAAAAATACTTCATCATAGAATCTCTTTTCATTGTTAATAAAGACATCGCTGCCATTTTTGATCCCGCTATGGGTATCTGTGATAATAGCTATTTTCATAGTGTTGCAAAGAAATCACTCAATGGACCAAGTTCTGGTGTTTTTTTAGCTGGTCGACCTCTTTTCTTTTTGGTCGGCAATGGCTCATGATCCTTAACGCTGCAAAGATCATCATTATAAAAGTCTCCATCAAGTTTATGACGAGCTCGTTCAATCATGCTCTCTCCGATCTGACCGCTGTCGTCACCAAAGTCTGCAAATGAATCAAGACTTGAACCTTCAATAAGTTTCTGCTTAATCTCGGTTTGTTTCTTTTCTTTTTCAATGCGTCTCAAAAAGGCATAATAACTGATTTGGGTAAAATAGCTAAATGCATTTGGTGTGCCAGTTCGAGTAGGAGCATCAATATTAAAGTTATTGACAACCTTAATGCAATTCTCAACTGCATCCATAACCATATCATCTCGATAGCTATAGTTCATGAAGTTGGGACTTCTTGATAAGCCATTGGCAATCTGATAAATCCCCAATGCAATATAGTCTGTAACTACTGGATCCTCAATGCCGCTTGCTCGGGCAGTTTTAACGCTTTGAACATATGAGGCCAAAGCCAAACTAAGTTCTTTATTGTTAATATAATCGGATCCTTCTTTTCTTTTACGTGTACTTTTTACTTTTTTTGGTTGATCTTCTTCAATCATGCTATCTAGTATACCACAAAACAAAAGTTTGTAAACAATTATTTTTATGAATTTTTTGGTTTACAAACAATCAGATTCATGTATAATAGGTGCCATGCACCTTCGGCTGAATGTAATGAAGCCGATAGATGTTGCTGATTGTTTGCTCTTAAAATATCTATAATGATATTATAATCTCATAAGAGCATGATTATTCTTTAATCTTTCGAAAGCCAAGTAAGGTATGTTTTACTGCCATCCACATGTCTAGATACTTATAGTTGCTTAATCTGCCTGTAAACATTACATTCTTTTCTTCGGCTTTAAGCTTTTCATATTGGGAGTATTGACGCTGTGCATCTCCCCATGGTATTGGATAATAAGGTATATCATTCTCTCTTGCCTCTTTTGGCAATTCGCTTGTAATGACAGTCAAGCCTTTATGATCTGGGTTAAAATAGCTATGATCATAGATTCTTGTATATGGCACATCAGCTCTATTTTGATTGACAATAAATGTTTCTTGTTTTGGAACAAATGCCTTATGATGAAATTCCAAACTACGATATGGCAATCGTCCATAGCAATAGTCATAATATTCATCAATTTTTCCAGTATAGACCAATAGATCTCGAGGAGCAGATTTCCATGCATCACCATCGGAGTTTATATGCACAGTTATATTCTCATGATCAAGCATGCTGGCAAACATAGCGCTATAGCCATGCTTTGGCAAGCACTGATATTTTTGATGTCGAAACCATGTTGGATTTTCATCATCTGCTGTTTGAGGTATGCGATTTGTAATGGTTTGTGGGATTTCTTCAAATGGCACACCCCATTGTTTTTCGCTATATTCCTTAAAGAAATATTCTCGAATCTCCTCTGGCTCAAGTTCTCGACCCAGTGCTGCAACTGTTGCCCGTGAATATGGCAATGGCACAACTCCCAATCGAGTATCTCCTAATGGTCTTAATTCAAATGGAATCCATTCAGTGAATCGACTCAAAAATTCAAAAACCTCTTCATCATCAGTATGAAAAATATGAGGACCATAGGTGTGTACTCTTACGTGACCCATTAACTGATCTGCACAATTGCCTCCAATATGATCACGTGATTCATATATTGTTACGTTCGCGCCAGCATCAGCAAAGCATCGAGCAGCTGTGCAGCCACTTAGGCCTGCTCCAACCACTACTATATTTTTATTAACATATTCCATTGTCTTTTGCATATCTATAGACTAATTCTTCTTGATATTTTGTATCTGTATATGTTGCAATAATTTCATCGAGATTCTCATGAAATGCCTTTGCTATTTTCTTCATATTCTGAAGATCACCACAATAAAAATTATCAACACCAATTACTGATCTGCTTAATCTTGGATGTCTAAAGACGAACTCTCTGGTAAAAATTAATTTATTGCATATTGACATATTTGCTTGACATATTGGTCGGGTGAAATAGTCCCAACGTGTATTAATGATTCTAAAATAATCATCTGGTATTTTCTCTAATCCGCTGTGTATGCCAGCCCACATATTTTTCCAACTTATTTTTGGTATTTTACTTTGACAAATTTGACCATCAATCGTTTGATGTAGTTTTAATTTGCTATCATCAAGAATCGTGATATTTTTAATAATATCCTTATGCTCAATAAAATAGTGTTCAATAAGATTTGGAGTAACAATCAATTTTGCACTATTATTGACTTCGCGATAGCTGCTATCAGCTTCAGCATATTTCCAACTTTGACAATAGACGTGTAAATCAACATCGCGTTTGCTTCTTAAATTTTGTACAAATTCCTTTAGACTTGGACTAAATAAGCCATCACGAATATGTCCTCGAATATAAAGGGCTATTTTGTGTTTGTTCATATCTTAACTGTATATATTTTGTAATTAAAGCCTTCTTTATCATAGATAGCAACACGCTCTGCTCCATGCTTTAGGCTGAAGTTTTTCTTTTTCTTCCATGAGAAGTTATCGCTAATATCATAGACAGTGGTAGCTTGACCATTATCGCTCAATCGCAGGCCACGACCAATGCTTTGTAGAATTTTAATTTGGCTTTTGGTTGGTGCTGCAAAAATAATATTATGCAAATTGCGTATATTAATGCCTGTGCTAAAAGTAGCGCTGCTCGCAACAATAACTGCATTTGACTCGCTCTCTACTTCTCCACGTACTTTTTCGCGAACATCTGTATCTGTTTCACCACTGACATAATAGATCTTACGATCTGGCTCCGCTGCAACCAATGCAGCATGCAACGGCTTGCCATGTTTTACTACATAGTTGAAAATTACAAGTGTATTGCCTTTGAGGCCTCGAGCAAGATTAACAATAAACCTATTGCGGGCAGAATGAGAAATAATCACATCAATCTCGCTAGCATAATCAAGCTTGCTTACTGCCTTTTTAACTTCATCATCATAATCAAGCACGATGCAGTGTATATTCAACTCTGCAAGTGTCTTGCTCTCCATAAGAGCCTTTGTTGTTGTGACTTTAAATATTGGCCCAAAATGTCCAACAAGCACACGCTCATTGCATTTGCTGCCATCAAGTGTGCCCGTTGTGCCAATGCGATAGCTTGCATTGGTCAGTGTATTCATAATTGTATTGAGACTCTTTGCTTTAAACTGATGTGCTTCATCCCCAACAATCATGCCATATTTTTTGAACCAACTTTCAGGACATGTGATTGCACTCTGCCATGTTGTGATTGTCACTCGTGTGCCAGCAACTTCTTTTTCTTTGCCGCTATAGATGCGATGCACTAGTTTTTCAGAATCAAATTCATTATCATGAGTGCTATAGTCTGCAAAATCGCTGGCTAGCTGTTCAACAAGACTGGTCGTTGGCACAACAACTAGTGCCTTTTCAGTCTCATGATCAATATACCAACGCAGCAGCATATAAATGATCAAGCTCTTGCCGCTGCCAGTTGGACTCAAGACAAGTGTTCTGCCGCTTGTCAAGCTTTGTACAACTGCTTCAACCTGATAATCATGTGGTGTTATGCTATTTCCACGAGCAGATAGATTTAATTTTGAAATATAGTCAATCACCTCTTGACGAGATGGCAAAGGAGCTCGCAAGCTGTCATCATAATCAACTGCATAGCCTCGTTCTTTTGCAAATTTTGCTAGCTCACCAATCAAGCCATAAGGCAGTGTATGCGATCTTAAATTAAACAATCTGATTTTGCCATCCCAGAGTTTATTACGATATGCAGGAATAAACTTATAGCCTTCTGCATAAAACGTAAAATGCTCACCAAGCTCCATGAGTGCACCAGTATCGGCGCTTCTCACAAAGATCTCTGCTTCATTCTTTTTACTTAGTTTAAACACCTGCTTGGAATCTCTTAAAGTCAATAATGTTCTTGATTGTTTGATGTCTCCAACGCAACGTATCAAGTATTTCTTTGCATGTATCAACATACACACCTATATATTCACATGCCATTTTGCACTCACTGATGTCAGTGTCTGTGTTATAATACATATCCATATCACCCTTAAGTGGTTTATTCATGCCATGAAATGGATCATATATCCAGCCTCGCGCATCCATTTCATCCTTTGTCATTTTGCCATTATAATAGAGCCACTTATCTTTTTTAAGTATGGCAAGATCAAGCTCTTTCTTTTTTAATCTCAGTTTGGCAACTGTATGGAATTCAAGATATTTGCTATGCAGCATTGCACCTCGTAAGGTTGTTTCATCAAGCGCATGCTCACTAATCTTTGAATCATTTGCCCATTGTTTTAATAGCTCTTCGACATCCATGAATTTATCTATACAAGATCAAATTCGTCATAACTGAAACTTATGTCAAAGCTAGCATAGCCTGGCTCACCACTGCTATTAAATTCAATTGAGCTCAAACTGGTTGGAAATGCATTTGCAAATCGAAAGCCGCGACTAACATTAAAATGGCTTGTTAGAGTCTCAATAGTGATATCAGTTGTTTTAATATCTGGTCCATCCTTTGCATTATGTTTAAGCCATGAGAAGCATTCGAGATATGCTGTCATCTTTTCATCACAAAGCAGTGTACAATTAAGAGCATCATATGTCAGGCTATTTCCAGGTGTAAATCCAGGCAAATTTCGATATTTAGTCGATATGGCTTCGCTCGAAACACCAGGTAAAGTAACACTAGTTGCAAAAAATGACAACTTTGGAAATTCATTTGTTCCGCCAATTATCACGCGAAATTGACTATTGGCTAATAGGCTATTATCAATGCTCATGACTATATTTATGCAAAATAAAGCAGGGGAGCCGTAGCTCCCCTGCTGGGTTTCGTCCTAAGGTAAATGGACGTTAAGTTAATTAGAATCCGTATTGACCGGAGAAGTTAGGCTCACCGCTGTTGATGTTAGTCACGCTAAAGTTACGGAAGTAAACGTTAGAATTTTCAGTGATTGCACCAAGAGTGTTTGTTGGACCAGAACCTGCGCTGAATGGGTTAGCAACTAGACCGTAACGAGTCTTGAAGCCAATTTTTGGCTGGAAGCTTGCTTGGTCAACTGCACGAACCATAGTAAGTGGTACATATGGGCAGTAGTAGATACCTGCGTCATAAGCATTCGAACCTTTGAAACCAACAGTGATATAATCAGCTGTGCTATAAGGGTCGATGAATACTTTAAGACGGCCATTGATGATACCAGCAAATGTGTTGCCAGTGTCGTCAACGTTAAGGCTTGTTGACAATGCTGGAGCATAGTCAAGTACACCTGCTGCTGCAAGAGCGCTAGCTACGTTGCTTGAGCAGATAACGAAGTTACCTTTACCACGACGTGTTGCTTTAGCAATCGCGTTAGCTTCTTTTTCAATTTGGAAAAGAAGAGACTTGAATTTTTCAACAGCCCAACGACCGTCTGCATCAACTGCAAGGTCAAAGTCACCGCTGATACCACCTGTGCTAGCAGACCAGTTGATCTTGTTGATAACCTCACGGTTGATTTCAGCAAGAATTTCTGTGCTCAAGATGTTAGCAAGTTCAGTTTCAGCGTCAAGGCCGTGAACACTCTTAAGGTCTTGTGCAAGCTCCATTGAGTATTCAGCTTTAAGCTGACGAGTTTTAGCTTCAACAATGCATTTTTCGATTGTGAAACCCATTTCGCCTGAAATGTTACCTTCACCAGCAGAACGCTCAAGGCCTTGACCAGTTGGTGTACCGGATGTACCAGAGAATGCGGTGTTAGCTTCATTGAAAAGCGCTTCTGGGTTATTAGCGTTACCACCAGTTGATTGAGTTGCGTCAAGACCATCACCTTTTCCTGCTGCGTCATGGCTATTGTAACGAGACTTCATCGCAAAGATAAGACCTGTTGGTCCTGTCATTGGCTGAACGCCAGCTACGTCATAAGCGATAAGGTTAGGCATCGCGCGGCGTACAAGGCTGATGAGAACTGGATCCCAGCGATCAACACCTGCACCTTGATAGTTACCGCCTTGGGCGCTAACATCAGTTTCAGTTAGGTATTGTGCTTGTTCGCGAGCCTCACGAGCTGCTTTTTGTTGGTTTTCCAAAAGAACAGCAGTTACACTCTTACGATATGTGTCTGCGAATTTTGGTGCGTCGGCAGCCTCAAGAATAGGTGCCCATTTTTTTTCTAGTGCTTCTGATTTAAACATAGTAGTTATTTTGTTTTTTAGTTTGGGAATTAGTAAGTAACGCTTTTATTCATTGCGTTAAGTGCTTTTAGGTATTGTGACATCTCAGGATCAAGTTTAGTTTGTTCTAAAATTTGGCCTTCGACGATTGTTTCAATTTCAGAATCTTCGTATTCGGAAGTTTCTTCGGTTAGAGTTTTCTTTGTTTTATTCTTTGAACTCTTGTTCGTAAAATAAAACTCTTTAAGGGTTTTAACCTTATCTGCAAATGTGTTTTCACTTGTAAATTCAACGCTCTCTGCAAGCTTCTTCAAACGAAGTGCTTCAGTTTGTGTCAAATCTTCGCATGCTTCTTCAATTGCTTTTGCGCGAGATAGATCTTCTACTTTTTCAACAAGACCGCCAAGTAGTTCAAGTGATCGACCAAGTTTGGTTTCAACCTCTTGTTTTTCCTCTTCAAGTTTTGCGAATAGGTCAAGCTTGCTAGCTGGAACTTCAACATAGCTTTCAGTGAAGAGAGTCTTCAATGAGCCCATGAAGTTTTCAGCAATCTCTGTACGAAGGCTGCTTTCAATTGCAACTTGATTTTCTTTCATCCATTGCTGTACAGCATAGGTGAGATAGCCATCAATTTGCTCTGTAAGAGAGTCTTCAACAAATGATACTGCTTCTTCTAGACGACGAGTGTAAGATTTTTTAAGACCTTCTCTAATGGTGCGAAGTTGTGATTTAACCTCAGCTTCGAAAATAAGGGCAGCTTTGCTCTTAAATTCTTCAGTAAGACCAGCTTCACTTTCGATTAGATTGCTAACGTTAGTAAGATCGACTTTGAAGTTTTCATATTGTTCTTCAACTTCTTCCTCATCTTCTTCCTCATCTTCGTCTTCTTCTTTAGATTCGCCTTCAGACTTCATTTCGTCCTCGTCTTCTTCTTCAGATTCTTCTTCAGATTCTTCTTCATCTTCGCCTTCAGACATGTCATAATCACAGGAAGCTTCATCAACTTCTTCCTCATCTTCTTTGTCTTCGCCTTCAGACTTCATTTCATCTTCGTCCTCGTCTTCTTCAAGATCATCTTCGTCCTCATCGCGCGCTTCTTCCTGAGACTGATAGTCGGACTCATCAAGAGCGAGCAAATCAGAATCAACAATATCTTCGATAAGATCTTTTAGTTTTGATTTTTGTTTCATCTATTTTGTTTTCGTTGTTGAGAGGAGGTTTATCCTCAGTCTCACATTTTCACCTTTCCCATACTAAATTCAAATAATCCATAATATATTAAAACTTGACTGAAATTTCAGTCAAGAAATCTTTGAAAATTTTAGCTTGCTGTTCAACAAGTTGTTTCTTATTAAGCTTTTTAATTTTTTTAACTGCTTGTTCTGCAGCAACAGCAACAATCTCGTTGCCTTTATAGAAATATTCAACGCCTTCCATGATGCCATTAACAAATGCACTTGGTGCGCTTGGATCCTGTACAATATCAACTGTAGCAAGAATAAAGTCGTCATTAACTTTACTTGTGCCTTCAGTTTGACTAACACTGCCCATACCTCGGCTTGATACACCGAGCTGACAACCACCTTCAAGTAAACCTTTTGCGATGTTGCCCATAGGTGTGTTTAGGATAAGAGCTTTGCCATAGACATCGTTTTTATCCCAACGCAATTCAGTGATGCGGTGACTTACTTTATCGAGATTAATTGCTGGACCTTCGGGGTGATTAAGCTCACCAACTGCACGGCCTTTTGAAACATATTCTTTTACATAACGATCAACAGCAGACTCAAGAACCGCTTTAGGATAGATTCGTCCATTGCGATTTTTTTGCTCTGCTTGCATGAAAATACCTTCGATGATATATTTCTTATCACCCTTCTCACCTTCAGTAAGAAACTTAATATTTTCGTTATGTTCAGTAATTAACTTCATCTCTGATCTTTATTTATATAAAATCACTTTTCAACTTTCACTGTTGAAAACTTTATTTGCAACTTCAACTCTTTGTTGATCAATCGCAACTGCAATTTTATCCTTTAGGATTTGATCAAGACGCAAATTAGCAATCTCCATCTTATTATCCTGCACATCATGTATTAGACTCTTTACTTCGCTCATAACTTTTTATTTATTTGTTTAATTTATGCTTCTTCTGGAGGAGCTTCATCCGCCGGTTCTTCTTCAGCACCGGCATCAATTTCAGGCTCAGGAGATTCATCTGCTCCAAAATCCATGCCGCTATCACCTCCAAAGTCATCAGCCGACGGCTCTTCTTTTTTACCTCCAGCTTTTGCTTCAGCATTTTCGCTATCCATACGCTCAATATCTTCATCGCTTTGATTGAGAATATTGCTGCGTACCCATTTTTCGCTATAATATTTTCCAATATATTGTTCAATGCTGCTTAATACTTCAAGACGATCTTTAATAATCTCGAACTCTTTAATCTCACTGAAATAGTTGTCTTCAATAAAGTCAACACTAATATTCTCGCGAATGATTTTCCATTCTTCAGGTGTGCAAACATTTTTTAGGATGCATTGTACACGCAGTGCATTAATAAAGAGCAAGCTAAATTTGCGGCGCAGTTTATTAACGAATTTCTGAAACTTAACCTCTTCACGAGTAATCTCAGAGACACGACCAATGTTATAGGCATTATCAGCATCAAGACGACCAGCTGGTACGTTAAGAGCTCTATATAGTTTTTTCTGGAAAAAGACGATATCTTCAATCTGACCCAAGTTTTCTCCACCTGGCAATGTTTGAATCTCTGTGCCTCTGCCGCCTTCGCGACGTGGCAACCAGAAATCCTCCATGATATTCATGCTCTTGCGATCTTCTCGAACTTCACCGCTGCTAGCATCATATACAAGCTTGTTTTTATATTTGCCCATGATGCCTTGCACATATTCTTCAGCTTTGCCTTTTGGCAAGTTGCCTACATCAATATAAAAGATACGACGTTCTGGTGCACGAGAGATACGATAGATAACCAAGCTATCCTCCATGATACGCAACTGATTCACAAGCTTAATGCACTTATGCAAATAGCTAATTGAAAACGCTCCGCTCTCATCAAGCAAGCCGCTTGGCACATAACATATGCTATCAACGTGAATTTTTAATGCATCGCTGCTAGTATGAATGTCTTCAGTATAGAGATAATATTCATCACTAACAAACTTAACGCGAGTGCCAGTTTCTTTGTTTGTTCGAGTTGTTACCTCTTTGACTTTTTTCATTTTAAGAGGGTCAATGAGACGCATCTCTTGAACACCTTTTTCAACTTTTTCATTATCAACAACAAGGTGATAATAGAGTTTGCCGTCAACATACCAACGGCGGAAAATATCATGGCCATCAAAGTTGAAGTTTAGCATCTTAACGATGTTATCAAACTCATCGCGTAATCGATTTTTAATTTCATCAGGATAGTCAAGACTATCAAGCGTTAGTGTAACTGGTGTTTTATCGCTATCACTAATAATTGCTGCATTAACAATATCGCTAACAGCAAGGTCACACTCAGGTTGAGCAGCTGCCATACGATATTTTAGGATAAGACCTTTTTCATCGTTGACATTAATGTCATCCATATTCAACACATGCCCATAATAAGCACTTGTCATGCTGCCATTGATTTCAATGGTGCCGTCAGTTGAAATTGGGGTAGAAAAGCCTTCTATTGTTTTTGACTTTCCAGCTTCTACAGCTTTACCTATTTCGAATCCAAAAATCTTCATAAAGTATATATGCGGGGGTTTTTCAACCCCCGCAGTAGAATATCATTTAATTAGTCAGTAATAACTTCGTTACCAACTCTTTCCCAGTATTGATATGCAAATTCAACTTCGAAAGTTTCAACTTCGTCAGTTTCATAGCTAAGCTCAATTGCATTAACATTAACAGGAAACGCGTCGATAAAACGATATTGAGCAATGCCAATATCTTCACTACGACCGCTCTTATCAAGCTGTACTACTTGCAAATCACGCATATAATTCAATGGTGCACCAACTGCAGCATCAGCCGCAAAGTTACGGCTGTGAGAGTTAATGCTATTCATCCATTTTTCAAATGCGTTACGCAAATCGAAACTTGTGTCGTTATATACTGTTACTGTCCAGTTGTCTTCAAATGTACGTTCACCTGCAACCTTTAGATTACGACCACGATATGGCACGTCAATCTTTGTGATTGTGCTAGCAGGAATGCTAGCAGCTTTAATCATAAAGCTTGCTCTACGGGTTGTGTTTGTATTTCCAGCGATACTTGGAAAGTCAACTACACACTTGAATAGGTTTGGTCTTGCTCCTCCGGCAAAATTACTTTTAAATTGAGAAATATTACTCATAGTTCTTTATTGTTTTCTTTGTTATTTATAGTGTGCTTGTTCCAATTACTTCTTCAAACGATACACCTGTGCGAACAGCTACAAAGTTTAGAGTGATATAGTTAATGCTCTTAGATGGCTTGATAAAGATCGTACCAACAAATCGATTGTTATCAACAACTTCAGATGTGTTATTGCTTTCATCGCAAATTACTCTAAAGTCAATGATGCCTCTACGACCTTGAACTTCACGGAGATATGGCTCAACTGCATTTCTGAATGCTGCACGAGTAAATTCGTCGTTAAGTTCGAATAGCAAGAATTTACTTGCTGTAGCAATTGCCTTTTCAATTGTAATAAAGAGGCGGCGAACGTTGATGCGGTCAAACGCACCAGGTTTAGCTTGCGCTGTTTTATCACCAAAGAGAACAATGCCATTACCTGGGCTGCTAACGATTGGATTAATACGTGCAGTGTATAGATCATCGCGATCAGTCTGTTTTGGATTATAAGCAAGTTTTGTTACACCCAATAGATTGCCTCTGTTGAATCCAGCAGGACTAAACCATGGATCAGCGAGACGATCTGTTTTGGCGCAAAGACCAGCCATATGTCCGCAAGCCGGAATCCAAACAAAAGCATCACGATAACGGTTATAGACATAAACTGGAGTGCTATCAAATACAGTATAGCTATTTGCTCCACTAAGAGCACTGAATTTAGCTTTAACTGTTTCAAGCCTATCAGTAGATGAAGTAGCTATTGAAAGTGGTGCACTAATAAAAGCTAAACAATCGCGACGAGATGATGCAAGTTCAATAAGCTTATTATCTACTTGCAATTGAGTTGCTGTTACTGCAAAATTATGAGCAAACACAAAGTTAATATCAATTGATTCAGCATTTTGAAACTCGTCAATGGATGCTAATATAGTAGATTCAGAAAATGTAGTAGAATCAACTCCACCTTCAAAAAGATATGGACCGTCAAATAATTCAATAGTGAAATAATCAACATATGATGCTGATGTTAAACCATCTTTATCAGTTGTGAAGTTTACACCCCAAACATAACTTGAATTATTATTAAGAACATCAGCCCAATAGATTGATTGACCTGAAGTATTTTTTGCTGCAGTAAAGTAAGAAAGACCTTGATATACCTCAAGAACTTCTCCAGCAGTACCAGTAATAAGACCCAATCTATCATAAACAATAATTGTTAATTCATCATTTACTACAGTCTTATTAAGTATACCTGCTTGATCGTCGCTCCAACCAGTAGAACTTGGATTATATGTTTTTGCTGATTTAATAGCCGCTGGTATTTCGATATCAGTTGTATTTGAATCAATAACAAATACACTAATAGAATTTCCAAGTGCACCAGGGTAACGGGAAACAAATCTTATACGAGAGGCTTGAAGCGCACTTTGACTATTTGAAAGGTCACCAATATTATTAATATTAAGAGCTGGAGAAATGCCTGTGCCATTAGCAGTTTCACCGTAGCCATAACCAGCGGTAAAATCATTTGAACTATGAGCATTTGAGCTGCCATCGGCTGTACGAACAACACGCAATGCGTTGCTATATTTCAAATAGCTTGCTGCTGTCATGAAACTAGTTTCATAATCTCCTGCACTTGTTGGTGCTCCGAATGTTCGTGCTAGTTCAGTTTCAGAACCGATGTTAACTGGTGTGTTAACTGGTCCCCATCTAAAAAACCCTGCAAAACCACCAACGCTTGTTGCTAGTGCGGGTATGATATTTGTCAAATCTGTTTCTTTGACTTCTACTCCAGGTGATATTAAAAATCCCATATTTGTTTCCTTTCAGTTGTTGTTAATAAGTTTATTGCATACTAAGTTTATGACTCACAAACTTATTTATAAATTATTCACTTTCAAAGAGTATGCCACTCTCTTGCATTATCTATAAGCTCATCATATGCACTGCCCGTTGATGATGTTGTTGAAACATAACCAAATGGTGGTAGATCCTCTTCCATCTCAAGCATCTTTTCGCTATATAACAACTCGCGCAGGTCAGTATCGCTCATGCCATTAAACACGTCCGTACTCACAAACCACGAGAAGAGTACGAAATTCATAACACTATCATCATGTGCGCCTTCACTTGCAGCAAAGCTATCACCCTTTGGTACAAAGTTTGCAAGTTCAGCAATAGTATATGCATCAACAATATGCAGTTTATTAGCTTCAAGCAAGTCTTTTAAGTTACTGCAGCCAATGCGTTTAACTTTTTTGGTCATGACAACGCCAATGCCATTGCTCTTAACAGCACTTGTCGTAAACATATTTTCATATTCATAGTCATAATAAACAGCATTACACACAACCTGACCAACGTCATTGTTTTCAATAATAACAAGTGCTTGATTATATTGCGTTGCTGCCCGAACAATAAGATTTGGAAATAGCAGTGGTGAAATGGTATTGTTGCGATAGGTACAAACCTGCTTAAATGGTTTAGTTGATATATCAATTACCGAGAAGGTGCTATAATCCTGTCCACGACCTTTACTAACATCAGCTACAAGTATATAGGCATGATCTTCTTGTGGTGCCTCATAATAAACAATATCATGCTGCATATTAATTGGACTTTGTGCTTGCAAGCCCAACAAACATGTGCTGCCTATTAGTGTATCAGCGCTGCCAACAAATTCACAAGAGAACTCCTGTCGAAACTGTGCTTCACTTGTATTTGCAATTGTCTTTGCACGCCAATCATCATCTCGACCTGGCACATCACGCCAATTAATAGTAAACGGTTTAAATTCGTTGCTATTACTAATTGCGCCTTGCCATAGTTTATAGAACATATTGCCAACACCATTTGGTGTGCTTGTAATAATAACCTTTGTATCACTGCCAGAACTAATTACTGGATAGGTTGAGGTATAAAACTCTTCAGCTTTATGCACAAAGGCAAACTCATCAAGAAAAATAATGTTTGCACTTATGCCTCGAATACTGCTGCTGCTTGTTGCCGCTGCAATAATCTCACTATTATGAGCAAATACAATATTACCTTTATTGAGCACTCGCACACCTGGCTGCAAAAAGAATGGCAGATTTTCAAGCATGAGAGTAAAGCGACTCAACATCTCGCGAGCAGTTGCACCTTTATTAGCAAGCACTGCAACCTTTTTATCTGCATTGAAAACCATATAGTGCAGCAGCCATGCAACACTAGTCACACTCTTACCGCTCTGTCTAGGTGCTAGAACAATACTAAATCGATTATCACTATAGTGTTTTACAAGATTGCTCTGATAGCCTCGCAATTCAAATGGCACAAGTCCATGATCCAGACTAATAACCTTTACATAATTCTTGCAAAAATATTCAACATCATTTCGGCAACGAATATATTCGCTAACTTCATGCGCTGAGAAATTTTGTTGTACCCCATCTGCTTTGATTTTGGGATTTCCATTATATGAATTATTTTGCATTTTTTTGTTTACAAACTTTCAACATTATGTATAATAGGTGCCATGCACCTTCGGCTGAATGTAATGAAGCCGATTGCTACATCTTATCTATGCCTGTTGATTGCTTAAGAATTTTTGAAGTTCAATAGTTGTACCAACAAAAATTGCATTGTTTGTTGTACTATTTGCCTCATTAGGTTTATTTCCTTTGATCAACAGCTTACGCTGCTTTTGAAGATCAAGTAGCTGCTGATTCATTTCAGCACTTTGTTTAATCATATTGCCAAGCACCTCATATGCCCGAGGATGTTCAGCATCGGTAGCAAGTGCATGTAAATTACTAATTACTTCATCACTTGTATCAAGCAATTTTTTCATGCGCACTCGAGCATATTCAAAATCATCCTGTGCATCGCTTATTAGTGCTTCATCGCTTGGCTCAGGTGTTAAAATCTTTGGAGCTGGTGGGGCTGGCATCATAATCTCAAGCTGACCAGTCAAATTTTTCATTAACTCGCTCTTATGGGATTGGTCTGGTTTCATAAGTTACTGGTATGGGTGGAAATTGTTCCTCAAAATATTCAATCTCAAAGCCTTCATTAAGGGATGTTTGATCCTCAAAGTGTGCACGTGTTCGAGTTGACACCAAAGGATCTGCATCAGGCTCACTGTCAAAGTCAAAATAGCTAACATCAACTGCACTAATTAATCCGCCTCCTGCACTTAGATTAATTGGAGCGCTGATAAATTTAACGCGCACATCAAAGTCAAGGGTGTAGATAACAGTTCTTCTGCTATTTTCATAATCACCTTCATAGTTGTCTTCTTTATTAACCGCAGTTAGACTAACGGGTATATCTGTCAAACTATCAGGACCTTCTAGACCCTTTGCAGTAACACTATATGTTGGATTGAAATATGGCAAGATCTGTTCAACAATTTGCATTGCCTCGTCATGACCGCGACTTATAATGCTAAGACTAAAGTTTAGGATATATGGCACAGCTTGCCAGACTTTAACAACATTGTCTCCGTCTTGTTGTACAGTGCGATTCATGCGATTAAGCTTTGATTCTGTGTCAAGATTCATGCTTGTTATTTCAAAAGCCATGCGAGGCAATTTGATACTAATAGCATCAGCTGGACCTTTAGCATTAATACGAGAAAGATAGCGTTCGATCGGTGCATAGGTTAATGGCACACGAACTGTGCCAACACCTGCTCCATTTTCAGCAGGACGTACAATCTTTATATCATTAAAAAGTGTGCCAAAAATAGCTACAGTCTTTTTAATGGTTTTGTTATAATAATATTCGCGACTCATCATGGCTTAACTAGGCTCCCCAAATGGATTATCTTCAGAGAAATCAATAAAGTCCTCTTCAATTGCTGTTTGTTTAAATTTGCTATTTTGACTCATGCGATCATTGTTGAATAGCAAATCGTTATTATCACCAATGACATAGCTATCTATAACTGTTGCAACTGCACCTGATTTTGTGCCAGTAAAGACAGTGCCAACACCAAGTTGGGTAGGCGCTCCTGTTGTAAAGGTTGGCACACCTACAATTATTTGATTTTTATTTTCGTCAAGTTTATATTTGTAGAATTTAACAAGACCGCTTGTTCCAGAGAATGTAAATGTTAGGCTTTCACCAGCAAGAAACTCACCAGTTGCCGTTGTAGAATTATATTCAAAAATATTACTATCGCTGTTATTATATTCAATGCTATCAATCTCGTGCACACCTGTGTTTATATTCTGACTTTCATATTCAAAAAGTTCACATGTGAGTGTCCAGATCGGTGCATCCTTTAATTGTAAAAAGGGCTTTTCATTTTCCACATATTTGATTTCAAATAATTTTTTAATAGGACTAAGCGGAAAGAATATAAGATCACCTTCTGTTGGTCGATTATTATTAACACCAAACCCATAACGACCAACTCCTTGAATCCAACGACGTTTGCTAACAACAAGATTCATCTGATCTCGTATCTCGAGGCCAAATTTACCAAGCAGCTTGCCATCACCCTCATAGCCATCAATACTTTCAACATACATTTCAATCTTAAAACTATGGATGAAATTGCTTAGCAGATCTTCGTTTAGGATATTATCTTTTGTTACAATATGACGAGGTATATAATAGACGTCGGTGCCATAGATCTTAATGGCCTCAATGATTAGATTTTCATAGAGTTCCTTTTCTGATCTCTGACCATTCTGGAAATATTGATTAACTGGCATAATTTATCCAACAAAAAAGTCAACAGGATTGCTATAGAAAAGATCAAATCTTTCTTTAAGTTCTTTGAGATCTGTGACAGCATCATCATAGATCTGACGACCACTAATTGTCACACCGCCTGGTAATTGCATGCCTTCGAACTTGCTAAGATTCTGACCCCATTGTTTTTTAATCATTAGTGTCAGCAGCTCTTTAAGTGCCATGTCATTATAAACATCTGGATAGCCATTAGGATCGACGCTCGTATAGCATTCAATAATAATAAAGTCACCTACTTTTGTTTTATCTCGCAATAGACCATGAAATTGAAGAGTGTCCATGTGACGAGCATAGCTTAATTGACCAGTATGACCTGTGATAATATTCTGCACAAGACTAATATATTGACTTGTCATCTCATAGTTAATAATGCCACCTGGGTTTCTCAGACCATATACGTCATTAAGAAACATTTGATATTTAGCGCTAAACATACTCGCGCTGCTCGTATCATTAAAACTAAGTATTCGAGTGACACTTAAGATATTCTCTGGCAAATTGCTAATCTTATTGTCATCGAGATCAGATTGTGTAATCTCATGCTTAAGAAGTGTGCGTACAACTGCGTCGCTGTGATATTCTTGCCAATATTGAATTGCTTCATCAATGCGATCCTCTAATTGATCGTCATCAATATTAATCTCCATAACTGGTGCACCAAGTGCGCGCAAACAATAGTCGGCCAGTTCTTGTCTTGTACTAGGTCTTGCCATAAGACTATTTATATGTTAAATAAGATCATTCAATTCTTTTCTTTTTTACATATGTAGGGCAAGCTAATGACTACGCTTAGCATTGCAGCACTATATAAAAAATTCTTGAATCGTTCTAAAGATTGTGTAATCTTTACAGCATTTGAATTTACATAAGACGTCTTGATATTTAGAATCTCATTTATGGCAGAGACTGTTGGATCAGTTAAGCTATACATTTCTTGCACAACATTTGATTTGTTAACGCTAATATCTTCAGTCAACACTTTATCAATAAAAAGATCTATCTTAACGTCATTGTCTTTTATAAGCTGCATATATGCAAGTTCATCTGGCGTAGTAGTTTTAAAATATTCATTAAGCAGTTTATTTTTTTCTTCGCGCTGACTTAACAAGATCTTTTTTAAATCTTCTTTGCTTTGCATGCCATATGAAAATTTAATAATGTTATCAACTATGGTTAATCCATACCAGTCGAATACCAGGCCGATATTTTCAACTGTTGCTTTTTGCTGTGTCAAATTATCATTTATGGTTTTCTCAACATGATTCACTGTCTTAACACCTTGAAAGACAAATCCAAGAATGATTATTGTTAAGCAAATAATAAAGGTTCTTGGTTTCATCTTTTGATAAATTTTTCAGGATTGTTTTGAAATTTTTTTCCAAGCTTAACGAGGCCGTTAATAATCTCTGGACTCACTACGCCGATGATACCATATGCAATAGCTTTATACAAACTAGAAATATCTGTTTGTTCAAGAATAAACCAGGCAATACCAGATGCGATTGCTGCACTAAATATTTTCTTAAGCTGTTCAAGTAAACTAAATTTAGTATCACTTGACATTAAGCGCGCTAGCATTGCAGCGGCACCAATAAGAGGAATAATCCATCCACCTTCGATAAATTGTTTTGCTAGAGCTCTAAAGTCTTCCATAAATACTATTTATAAAAATAACAATATTAAGATTATGAAACGTATATCTATCAATGACAATTACAAACAGCTATTCTGGAAACTTGGTTGCGGAACAGTTGAATATATCGAAATCTATAATGAAGATGGAGATAAACTATATTTTAGAGCCGGCTCAGGTCGGTTTCATATGTTAAGGGGGGAGCTAGCTGATTATCAATAAGCTAGCTCAATTTTTTTCCAGGCACGGCCGCCATTCTCTGCAAAATCAGCTGGCACAACATAGTCAAGATCATAGAGAATAGTTTCAAGAATAACTGGCACAATCTGATAAAATTCAAGTGCTGGTGCGGCTCCTAATCCTGCAGTTGCATTCATAATGCCTATAACTGCATTTGTTGGAAACTCAGTACTAACAATAGTACTTACACCGGCTGTAGTTGTAATTGACAGGAAAAAAACAATTGGATATGCAAGCGGACTATAGTCAACTGTATATGCACCCAATTGATTTAATGCAGCACGCGACTCGTTGTATGTCGCGGCTGTCAGCAATGTATCGACGTTTTGTGTAACTTTTGGCATAAACCTATTTATGCTGTTATATCGCTGGTCTCTTCAGTAATAATTTCAGGCTCTGGAGTTATAACCTCTTCAATCACTTGTGGCTCAACAATAATTTCAGGCTCTGGAGTTATAACCTCTTTTACGATTAAAGAAACAACTCCATCAACAATTTCAAACTCTCGACCTGCAACAGCAATTGCTGTGACTCCTTCGCTATTTGCTCTGCTCTTAATTTCATTTAATGCTGTAGCACTATATTCATGATTAGTGAATAACGACAAGAGTTGATTGTTGTCATATAGCTTTTGTAGAACCGCTGTCAATCTATCGTCAGGTAGACTCCAAAAAACTCGGTGAGAGTTATTGAGAGAATCTATAGCAGCATTAACAGCATTCAAAAATGTTGTTGCTGATGCTTCTATACTGGCGATGTCAATATCTATTTGTTGTTTTGTTATTAAGTTCATATTTTAAAATCTTAGTGAGTTCCAATTTGATGGGGCTGATGAAGTTCCTGTTACTTTATAATGTAGGTAATCTATGAAAAGTTGAGATCTATTAGGAGCAGTATAAACGAAATGTCCACTTTGCAGACCAATCTCATTACTAGCACCAGTGGTATGTAAACCATTTCTGTTTGTCCATGTGCTAACAACGGGGTGCGTAGCTACATTATAACTAGCTTGAAATAGGACTACATTATCCCTAGAGATAATGATTGTTATAGTAGGTCCAACCGCACGATCAATCTTATATGTTATGTTCACCCATTTAAATAACAGGTCAGTGAAATTAACTCCAGTGTTTAAGAAGTCAACATTTGCTGATGTAGTTGTAAATGTAAATGGAGTTACAACGCCAGATTTATGAACTCCAAGAACTAAATTAGTGGGGTGTAGATAAGGATTAAATATCAAACCTCCTTGTAATGTAGTATCAGATCCTCCTGTTCCACCTTTTTGTATTGGTCCAACTTTCAAATATCCTTGAGTCGCAAAATCATTACCAGTTATAAATACACGAGATGTAAATTCATCTACTCTATTTGTTAAGCCATATGGTATAGTTGTTCTGTTTATGCCAATGTAGAATGCTTGACTATTTGCAGTTGGTCCTCTAACAAGAAAAACGCCTCGATGTGTATATAAATCATTACCTGTAAATCCAGGTGCATACACGTTACCTGAAACCCAAGTATCACCAAAAACTGGACTTGCTGCAAACGTTGTCGCACCAGAAGCAGCAGTTATTATAAGATCTTGGTTATATTGATCATCAAAATCTAAAAATTGCTCCCATGTAGTTTGAACAAATGTAGTGTCATCAATGATTCTTTTGTTTCGGCTAGTATATCGAGAGTCTGCCGATCCTTTTATAATTATATCAGATGTAGCGACAGCCAATTGATTTGGCAATCTATTTGCAGTTCCATTTCCAACAATACTATCAGAGAATGTCTTTACTCCAGCTATTGTTTGATCTCCAGTTGAGTATGCCAAATTGCTTGCAGTTACATTTCCACTAGCAATTATATTACCAGAGACAGTTAGTTTTTCAGTTGGTGATGTTGTGCCTATACCTACATTACCTGCAAAATATCCATTGCCTTGATAATCAATAGTGTGAATAAGAGAACCTCCAAGAGTGTATCTTGTAAAGAATTTAGAACCTGTGCCACCAGTTCCACCAGTAGCATCAATGTTAAACAGTGAATATCCACCTGTACCTGTATTATTTAATGCAACCGTGCCAAGTGTAAGTAGTTTATTCTCACCCCCTGAAGCAGTCCAAGTAGTGGGGTTATATCTGACAAATGATGTATTGCCGAGAGAGGTTCCTGAGTCAATAATAGAAGCCCAATCAGTACCACCTCTTTCCAAATCAAAGTTCAACGCCACTGAAATATTGGAAGATTTTAATCTTACTTTCCTTAATGCTCCTGTACCTCTACCAAAAGTTCCAACTTCAAATACGTTGTTAATCCAGTTTAGTCCACCGTATTCAACATTGTTCTCTTCATCTGTTGTGTTGTATAAGACGACCTGCGGAAACGTTGTACCAGTTGCAACTTCTCTTTTCGACATTCTAAACGAATTATACGGATTTGCGAGTTTCAATGCTCCAGTGCTGTCTATTTCGATGTTTTTAGTTCCATCAGCAAATATATTACAAGCTGTTGTATTACCTACGAAGCGTGTTCTATATTGTAAGTTAGAAGTAACAGTTGCAGTATTATCTACATACAAAGTGGTTGTATTGTCACTAACCGTTGCTAAAAAACCAGCCACAGCAGTTGAAGTTCCACGATAAATTTTCCTTGCTATTACTTTCGGATCACTTGATACAGGGAGTGTTACATTGACCTGTGCATTTGCGGCAGAAGCTACTGTTATATTTGCAGAATCACCAAACTCCGTTTCGCCATCTGCTGTAACATAAGTTATATGATAGTAGTTTGTTCCAACTGGAACATTACCAGCAAGACCAGCTAGAGCTAGTGTAGGTGCTATAGGTTTTGTAACATAATCGAAATCAATACCTTGCTTTATTATACTTAATCTATTCTCTAGATCAACATTACTACTGATAACAAATTTAGCACCTGATCCTACTGCACTAAGAATAGTACTACCTACGGAATTTGTTGTAGCGTTCCAGTAATTATTTGTATCATAACCAAATCTTACTTGCTCTGTTGTGGAGATTGTGTGAAGTTTAGCTGACGGTGTTGTTGTACCGATACCAACATTACCCGCAGCAAAATTATGAATCGTTGTTGAAGCGTTACCGTAATTGATCGTTGTGAAATATGTAGCAGCTCCTAGCGTTAATGAATTAGCTCCTTGAGTGAGAGATTGTTGGCTGTTCAAATATAAAATATAGCCGCCGCATAATATATTACCACCAATCTTAGCTGCTCCCACTACATCTAGTGCGTAGCCAGCAGTTGGTGATGTTGTACCAATGCCTACACTATTATTGACACTATCAACAAACAATGTATTTGTATCAACTGTTAAATTACCGCTTAAAGATAATGTATTATTAATCTGTGTCGGCACTGACAAAGTAAAGGAACCATCATTGTTGATGTTGGTTTGTGCAGCACTTGGTGCTAATACTTTTGATGTGATTTTAGTTCTTGCCATTGTGATTTTTTGTTTGTGACATTGTTATAAATTTAAATATTAAACTCTGTAAGCCAATGAGCGTATATTATGAAATGCAAATCCAGAGCTGCCAGCTCCACCGCTATTGGTAATTTGAAAAGAACATACATGGTTATTAGTAGTTACTGAGCCAGTTGGTCCTCCAATTAGTGATGGTATGGTAGTAGAATTTAGGTAGCCACTAACTTGTCCATTATAATAAGACAACTTCCAGTCTGCTACAGTTGTCCAAGACGTGTATGCTAATTGACCGCCTTCAAATAAGTTGGTTCCATCGTGCGCCCAAAGACTTATTCCTGTAGGTGTTGCTTTAAAACCGAATCCTTTTTTATTTGGAAGCGTTACTGGTATGGCTTTATTAAATGTCTCTCCTATTACAAACCAAAACACTGACGCGCTATTACCAAATGTAATACGGCTCATTATCATTTCCAACATAAATACTTTGTTATCGAATGAAAGTGCTGATACATCACCAGCAAGGATAAATGGACTAACTGGTTGTTGTGCGCTAGTCCAGTTATATATTTGGTCGGCTGTTGAATTATTAAAACCTACACCATCATTTGTAGAATTTGCTACTTGCCAAGATTTCCATTTTGGACCAAATCCTAAAAAGGATTCGTCATACAATCCTTTTGTCATTACATGAGAATCTCCTAACGCGCTTAAAGCTGGTTGTCCTACAACTGTCAATTCGCCAGAAACTTCAATGTTATTATCTAACTTAGCACTCGTTACGCTGCCATCACTTGGTACAACCTGTCCTACTTGCACAGTATTGACTGGCGATATTACCACTGCTTTTGCTCCAGATTCGAGAGGCGATGTGAATATTATATTTCCACCGCTAACACTATAGTCAGCACCTGGCTCTTGCAATGCACCATCAATAGCAACAATTAATGCACTTGGATTAGTTAGTCCGCTTGCACCACTAATAGCATATACACTAGTTGAGCCATTGCCAGTAACTGTTGTGCGAACAGGATCAACGTAAGGAGCCGGTGGACCTTCAGGACCAACATCACCTTTTTCAGATGTTAATGTAACAGCAACAAACTTTAAGAATTCAACCTTGATACTAGCAGTGCTATCTTTGTTTTGAACAATAAAAAATATTCTATCACCTGGATTTAGATCAAGAACTGTTTGAACAGCAGCAGCTGATGGTTTAGTCTGACTTACAGCGTTGGCATATATCTCACTTTCACTAATACGATTGAGATTTGGATCTAACGCTGATCCAGGAACTGTATTTTTACCTATGTAAAATCCACATGTATCATTTGAGCCTGAGTAAAAGTTGAAACTAGCAACCACATGAAAACGCCCACCGTCACCTGTATATTTCAATGAATTGGTAGTTGCATCCTTCTCAAAATTGAATAATAAACCAGTCTCCATTGTACCTGCTACAACTGCCCTACCATTTATGCTTGGTATAGTTGTTGCTGTAGCATTATTTTTTAAGTAGATTACACCAACATCATGATTACCTGCAACACCTGATCCAGGCAAGCCTTGATCGCCTGTATCGCCCTTCTCACCCTGAATTCCTTGTATGCCTTGTATGCCTTGTATGCCTTGATCACCAGTATCACCTTTGTCACCTTTTAAACCCTGTATGCCTTGAATGCCTTGATCTCCCGTATCACCTTTGTCACCTTTTAAACCCTGTATGCCTTGATCACCAGTATCACCCTTTAATCCTTGAATTCCTTGAATTCCTTGATCACCTTTTAAACCCTGTATGCCTTGTATGCCTTGATCACCAGTATCACCCTTTAATCCTTGAATTCCTTGATCACCTTTTGATGCAGCGAGAACCCAATCAACACCAGGATAACCTGGATAATACGAAGAATACACACCAGTTGCTGTATAATAAAGAGAGCCATTATAAGTGACGAGATCTCCAGCAGCATAGTCATACCCATTGACCCACACGCCTCTAAAATTCCAAAGTGCATCTGCACCGTCTGCGCCATTAGAACCTTGTATGCCCTGATCACCCTTTAAACCTTGTATTCCTTGTATGCCCTGATCACCCTTTAAACCTTGTATGCCTTGTATGCCCTGTATACCCTGTATGCCTTGATCACCTTTATCACCCTTCTCGCCTTTATCTCCGCGTGGTATTGTAAAGTTTATGATTGCATCATGAATACTACCAGCATTTGTTATAACGACATTTGATCCAGCGGCACCTGTTGTTACAGTGCCAATACTTATAGTAGCTGCATCACCTGTATCTCCCTTTGGTCCTTGAGCTCCAACATCTCCACGAGGTATTGTAAAATCAAAAATAGCAACACTGCTTGTGCCTCTATTGTTAACAATTACAAGACTGCCTGGTGCACCTGTTGTTACTGTGCCAACACTTATAGTAGCTGCAAGACCCTGAGGACCTTGTGTGCCAGTTTGAAATATAGGCCCAACATAATTGCCAGCTTCATGCAATGCTGGTATAATCAAATTAGGATTATTGTTAATTATAACGGGTGGTAATATTTCAGACATAATTTTAGTTTACAACTGGTGGTCTTGTCGCGCGCGGTGTGATTGTAACTTGTCCTTCAATAACACGTATAACATCATTGTCATTTGCGGTATAAACTTCAATGTCAAATACATATCGTCCAGCTTTCATGCCTGAGGTCTGAGCTGGTGTTAGACTAATTCTTACGAGTCCATCTTCAGGATCGCCTTGCACCTGAACAAGAAAGTTAACTGCAAGAGTAGCATTATAATTGCGACGAATCTGACCTCGACCAGAATAATTAGTCAGATCAAGCGGCAAATTATTTAATGTCAATACAGGCAGAGTTGCATTATATGCAGAGCCTTGATCAATAATAATATCTGTATAGAAAGCCATGTTTCTATTTATAAGATATAAACTTCAACAGAACGTGAGCTGTTTATATCAACATTAATTATGCCCAGAAAATATTAGGCGTCGCATCGTCAGTTGGTCGCGGCTCATCTGATGTGCTTGTCCAATGAATATATTGTTCACTGCCTTCAGGAATCGGAATACCGACAAGATCGCGAAACAACACCCACCATTGACCATCACCGTTATGCTCGCCAATGACGCACAGTGCGTGTTCGTGAGATGCAAGGGTTGATTGAGGTTCACCATTCTCGTCGATTGTTGTAAAGCCGTTGTCAATACCAAATTGTACAGCTACTTCTTTGCTTGGAAATTTCAAGATGTAATCTATAGTCACGTTGTGAGTGATTGGAGCTTCGCGTTAGGGAGGCGTTTCTTAAAGTATTGGATTCGGGCGATGTGTCCGTTAAGGAACAACGAAGCCCCATTACCTCGGCTTCCAATGCTTAATGATGTGCTAATATCTCCTTGCAAGGGATCGGCTTGCACTGTCTTAGCTAAACTGCCATTAAGGCAAATCTGCTCGCCAGACGTTAATGCGATTTTATTCAGTTCAGTTAAAGAATATGCGGCGTTAGATGATGCGTCTAATCTGCTTGCTGCACCTCCGTGTCGGTAGATACATCTATTAAATACTCCCCCAACCCCAGTAAAACTAATACTTTGCCAAGAAACTGAAGGACTTCCCTCCGTAATCATAGCACCACTAATACCCTGCCTAACAAAATAGCCTATTACTATCGTGTCGTCTCCAGCGTTTGCCCAACCAGCAGTCGTCACACTACACACATCCGCGCTGCGGGTGAGTGCTGTGGTGGTTGTTGGAATGTAGCTGGTGGGGAAGGAGCCAGCTTCTAGTTGTGCAAATTGAACCGTTCCCGTAACTGTTAAAGTAAGAGTGCCTGCCGTTGGTGTAAATGTAAGTGTGGTTCTAGCGGGATACGCTCCCGTGCCAACAACAGTTGCTGTATGCACCCCAGACAAGACAACTGTTCCTGTTCCGTAGAACGAAAGAGTGCGAGCAGCGGCAGTTACCGTTACGCTTTGAGTCGATAAGTTATCTGAGTTAAGCAGTGAGTTTTGCCTCGACTCCTCGATCAACAGCCCTTTGCAAGCAAGCGTCACAGGGTCGTGGTCAAAGCGTGGAGCATAGTAGGGATTTGTTAATGTTTGAAAATGTGGCCATGCAAATGTACCAGATGATAGTTGGCAGCTGCCGACGAGCAGACCGCGAATAGCAGTGATAGGACTTCCATAATAGTCAGTGTTTGTGAAGACCAACTTATGAGTAGTAGACGAGGGTGTTTCACCTGGCAGATAAGCAATTAGCTTATACCATCCATTAGACTCTACTATCGAGCCAGTCGCACCTTCTGTCTGTGTTGCTACTGACCAAGTAGCTGTAGAGAAAGACACCCTTGCATTGTCTTTATATACTAAATGCAAATATGCAGGAAGAGTCACTCCAGGAGATGGCTTAACCCACCAGCTAAAAACACGTCTACGTGTATATGCATCAGCAAAGGAAGATGGAAGTTCTGTTCTTGCCTGTGATGAAATATTCGTCTCGACAACCATTAAGCAAGAACTTCCGCCGTCTGGATCTAATTCGTTGCTTGCATATTTGGTAGCAAATGCGCTCGTACGAGATGCGCCTCCACTATTCAAGAAAAGATTCTCAGGAGCATATTGAATCAATCCCGCTTCATTAACTCTAGTTGCGCTTGTTCCACGGCTGAAAGTCGGGGTCGGGCCCTTTCTAGCTGTCAGCGTCTTATCAAGCGCAAAATCAAGATACAATGATAATTCATTGATATCAATATCATCATTTTTTTCTAATGAAAAAGCTTGAGGTCGATATAACGGCTGATATAGTGGCTGAGCGATCATCGATTATGAACAATAGCTGTTAGTTTAATAGCTGGAGTGGTTGTTGATCCAGTTACTCTAACAGCAAGCAATTTACTAGGTGGTGAAGTAACAATAGCACCGCCACTACTTGTTAGTGTAACATCTTCATTACTTGCATTTTTAAATGACACAAAGGTATCAAGACTATCAATAAATCCAAGAGTAACTGTATCACTACCAAAAGTTCCAGCAGCATAGAGCACATAATTTGTACCAGCAAATGGAGCAACTAATGCATAGGTATTATTAGTCGCGATGCTTGTGATGCCAGTCGTTGGGTTATATTCGACGTAATTCGGTGATGTTGGTATTGCCATAATTCTATTTATATGATAATGTTATCTAAAGATGTCTTTAAACTGTTCTTCACTAATATCAAGAGCAGAGCATATCTCACTCATATTTTCTGCAATATAAGCATAGTCTGGAGATATTGTTGGGCTAGCATCATAACGCAACTTTTCTTCAAGAGGTAAGCTTTCAAGAATAGCTGAAAATGCTGTTGCAAGATTGCGTTCAATTAGTCGATCAACTAATTCTCGTTTTGTGAGAGAACGCAATTTCTTATCCTTTTGAATAAGAGTCGCGCCTAATTGTGATATTGCTGAATCTATATTGTCAGCACTAACAATATTATGTTTAATCCTATCTAACAAATTAGGGGGTATTTCTCTAATTAAAAATAGTTTATTTTCAATCGTAATATTCGCTGAAAATTTACTTGCTGAATGGTAAAAAAAATGTTTCATATTTAAGCTGGATCGTAGTAATAGTATTGTCTTTCAATATCTGTAGGATCTGAACTCATTTGCAGATCATAGGATGTAAAGTAGAGATTATTAACATAATTACGATAAGGAAAAACACCAATATTTGGTACAGGAGTCATTTCTGTTAATATCGTAGGAGTCGAAGTACTAAAATAAAGAACACCATTTGATTGTGAATAAAAGTTTCCTGGTGATAAAGAATTATAGGAAGGCCAATCTTCTATCGTAATATAAGGATCAACACTTATACCGTCAAATGGCCAATCTATAGTCCATCCTGAGTCTAACATTTTTTCAATTGTAGCTTGTATCGGTTCAGAAAAAAAACATCCACCGTTACTAAAATTAGCTGAGGCTAAATCTAATAATCTTACGAAGCTAGCTGGATAATCCAGCATAGTATTACAATTTCCAATCGTTTCTATAATAGCATCAATTGTTGGTTTATCTGCTGGATTTGATGTAGCAGTAATTATTGAGTTTAACGAAAATGGCAACGGATCATAACCATAATAACTATTTTGAGTTAATGGTAAAACAAAATCTCCATCAATTACTAATTCTTCTAATCCATCAGGAAATATTGTTACTTCATATCCAGTATTGCCAGGACCATATACATAATTCCAACCATCATATTGCCAATATGCAGGAACCACAGTTTCTGCTAAGTGCTTATTATACAAATAAGGTTTAAGTATTTCAGGACCAGTTGGGCCCGGTGGTCCTTGTATGCCCTTTAGATTAACTCCTTCTTCTGGCCAAACACCAGCACTCTTTGGACCAAATAACACATAATTAATTCTATCAAGATAATAATCACCATCTTGACTCGATTCAGGAGGAGTCTCTAATATTCCACTAATTATTGTAGTGCCATTTGTGCCATTCAAACCAGAAGCAGCAACTGTTGCTCCAGTTAATTCTGTCCATGTTCCGCTGCTAGCAGTAGAATAGCTATAGATTCGTGGTCCAACTGGACTAAATTTAACACCAGGTGTCGCTGAATTTAGTCCTTCACGAACAATAAAGAGTGTGCCATTTTTATTTAGGACATTAGCTATTGTGCTGCTATTTGGTAATTGATTAACATAATCAACAACACCATCAATAGCAAGACCACGACCTGCTGGACCAACGACATTACCTAGAGCCTTTGATGTATTGTCTGAATATCTTGCAACCAATACTCCTTCAGAATTTAGATCAACGTCGCGCACATTAATTAAATCAGTTGACGTCGTTAAATCAATTTCAATAATAGGATTTATTGCGTCACGATTTTTATAATAGAGTTTGTTATCTGGAATGTTAATAAAGATTTCACCAAGCAATAGATCGCTATCAACTGGTTTTTCTCCAGAAACATTGCTATGGCGTAATACAATTCGAGATGGTGTTAGACTAGGCATATGAGTTTATTTATCTTATAGGATATCGCGATCAATCTTCTTAAATTGAGGAATTGTTTTTAATTGTGTAGAAACTGGGAAATATGAACGACTAACTTCTTTACCGGCAACATAAACTCTTCCAATATCTTCACCTTCGTCCTTACATAAGATATATGTTTGATCCATCGCACCAGCTATATTGACAATATTTTTTGCATTTTCTGGAAAGATAACCTTAGCATATTTTGGTGTTGCAACTCCTAAAGATACACTTGTGCCAAGAATATAGTTAATATTAATTCCACCAACATAGAGTTCAAAGATACCACTGCTTGGAGCTGTTTCCACGATTACAAATATTCGGGTGCGGCTTGCGTCATCAATAACGAAAAAGTCATGAACATTTGGCAGGTTAAAACTTGTCCATATTGATATATTACCCGTAGCAGCACTACCACTATTTGCACAACCGCTTGCACGATTGCCCGCGAAATATAATACTCCGTTACTAGCTAGAGCAAATGAAACTGCACTAAAATTACATGTTTGTATTTTAACTATTTTATTATTAGTTCCAGGAGCAGATCCACTAAAGGCTGTTATTGTTGGTAAATTTGGATTAGTCAAATTATCTTGACCAACTGCCAAACGACCATTGCTGTTTAAGCCACAGCAATATAATCTATCAGTTAAAATGTTTTGTTCAGGCACACTATCAAGTAATCCAGCTGGCAGAGTATCAAACGTTAAAGCTTTTCTGAGTATAATGCCGTCACCTGAAGTATCAGCTCCAGTGCCTCGAGAAACACTAATGTCAACAATACCTCTTAGTCTGCTACGACGTAGGTTAGCTGCTGCAATTCCATTAGTTGCACTATTAGAAAGAAGCACATCGTCTGTTGTTTGACTAGAACCAATAAATGCAAGTCTAGCACCATTAAAACTACTGAATAGTCTAAATTGCGTTGCACGATTTGCTCCAGCAGCATTTCCTAAAATTACATAATAGTTTGTTGTGCCATATGTTAATGTATCAAAATCTAATAGGTTATGTGCTGCAAGATTTGAACGTTCAAAAACTGTTCCAGTTGCAGTTGGTGTTGTTGTTCCTAATACTCTAAATGTGCCAGCGATATTTGATGGTTGAGGATTAATAACAGCATCAGACTCTGCAGTTAACATTGGGGCAAAATCGCTAAGACTTAAAGAGTTAGCTCTTAGATTTCCAAATGCACCTTTACGATTTACACCTGTACACCAAACCTCGTTATCACTTTCGTTTCCTGGTTTTCCAACAATTACATAATGAGCATCATATGTTCGTACTACCTTTTTAATATACCAACTATAGTCATTAAATGCTTCGGTAGTTAAACCCGTTTGCGTTCTCCATGCACTTAGTGCATCTGGAGCTGATGTAGCAAGGCCTCCTGCTGTTATTGCATTTGGTTTAAACCAATTGAATCTCTTACGAATTTGTTCAGAGCTGCTGCTATTCAACAATGTTGTTAATTCTCCAGGTGTTTTAATCGTTTGCTTTTGTGTTTCAGTTAAAGCAAAATTATACCAAAGATTTCTACCAGGAGAATCAACAGTTGGTCCCCAAACAAGTGGGCCAGTTGCTGCTGAAGTTGATACAAGATCTCCACGACCAAATTGACCAGTATTATTAAGACCTGTGCTTAGATAATAACCACGTGTATATGGTATAGTGCCATTGAAATAGCTAACTAAGCCTGATGTTGCAGAATTAACGTTATTGTAACTATTATCATAACCATCCTTTGTTTTTAAGGTTATATTAGAATAGCTATCGTTAGAACCCGATATACCAGTTACGCTATCAAGTAATACTGCATTTGCTGACCATTTTTCTTTAATTGGCAAAAACGCAGGCAGAAGCTGACTAATTTGAACAGAGCTATTATATGGATTAGTTGGGAAAAATCCGTCATAATAGCTGCTAAATTCACTAATACCACGACTTGTTGCAGCAATATCACCTCTTGCATTTGTGCCATAGCCATATACTACATCATCTTGATCAACAAAAAAGAATTGATCAGGTGTTGCAAATGTTCGTTGTAATTGTGTAACCTTTCCTAGGTTAGAACCAAATGGGCCAATACTGTTTAATGTAACATCAGCATCAATTGAACCTGAAGAAAGTGTGCTTGTTGCAACTGTTCTCCATGCTCGGCCTGCTCCACTTTTATCAACAATACTAAACGAATTTTTAGCGTCGCTATAGCCTAAACCATCTGAAGATTCCATTAAGTCAAAGCAACTGCCTTCAACTCCACCCGATAATATTCGTGTATCAACATACTCTTTATTTACTGCATCTGTATTTGCAGCAGGAGTTGCAGTAGTTAAGCGACCACTATTATAACGCGGAATATTTGTTTTTAGTTGAAGTTGTCCACCTGTAAATTGAAAAACAGTACTATCAGCATTAAGTGCAATATGAGTTATTCCATTTTTTAATGACGCAGTATTTTTTGGAGTAGTGCCATTTGCTTCAAAAAATGATATACCATTTCCTTTTGCTAGTGAAAAACTAGAAACAGCATCAGGCAAATATTTAATAAGTTTAACAGTCGCCGGTGATCCTGTTGTTGAATTTGGTAATAGAGTCGCACTTCTTGGAAAACCAGTTTGACCGGGAACAAGCAAATCAACTAGTTCTACAAAAACACTATTTGCATCAGTTGCAGTAATTGTTCCTCCATTTAAGATAAGCCAACCATAAAAATCTTCATCTGGTATATTTCCACCAGCTAATGAACCCGACCATTGTTGAGCTTTTGTTGTATCAACTTCAATGATCGTGCCAACAGGCATCATTTCATTAGTATTAATTAACGCAACACTACTAGCAATTTCACTAGTTAAATCTTCAACAAGTGAAGTAGCAGATTTCCAAACAATTGCTGAAGTTCCTGTATCATATGTTAATACTGATTCAACACCAGGAAAACTAGGAAATGTCCATGTATTAGCGCCAAATTTAATTTTTGAATTTTGAATTTCTAAATTAACATTGTTGGCAATCTTAAAAATTCCACCAGCTGTTTCATAATCAAGAATTAGGGTGTTAAATGTTGAAGCAGTTGGAAAACTAAAACTAAATCCATAGTCTGATGCATTTGCTAGCAAATTAATGCCATTTGCTCCAATAAAATTTATATTGCCGTCAACAGCATATGTTGAATTGAACTGTTTAGCCGCATTATTTGTTTGAATAAGGCCATTGGCTAGATTTAAGTTACCGCTGATTGTAACATTTGAATTAAAAATACTAGCATTGTCAAATGTTTTTACTCCAATAATTGTTTGATCATTTTGACGATCAACATATTCATCATTAACTGCGAAATTTGTAGTTTTCAACTCAGTAACAATATCATTGAATCGATCAATCCACACTTTAAAATTATCGCTATATGCGATAGGCTCAATACTGTATAGTATAGTACTCATATATTGTTATTTATGCTAGCAAAGTTTGTATTTTTTTCTCTAATTCATGGACACGCATCTCAAGATTATCAATTCTTTCTAATAGTTTTTTCTCGTGAGCAGCTCTCTTTTTACGGGCTAATGCCGCGGCATATGCTTCATTATCAACATTAATTACTGCTCCAGATCGCGGGTCTTTTGCAAGACCCGCATTACCTTGAACTTTAACTAAACTCATAGTGTTGCAATAGCTCTAAAGTTTCTAATTGTTGGAACGTCAATATAATCTTTTCCTCTAAATTCGATCTTAACTGCAAATTGTTTGAAATCAACTGGAGGATTAACATTGAATTTTACTTCGCTATATTTTGCACGATCGCTATTAACTGGTATAATTTTTGGCGATGCTGGTGTTAATTCAATCCAATCTGTTTCAACTGAAACGGGCAAAGCAATACTATTTGAATCAACATCAACTTTTCCACTTGTTCCAGATGCTGGCACTAAATCATAGGGAGTTGCGGTATTAATTGCTGTTTTTTCGGCATAGTAATAACGCCAAACACCGTCAACCTGTTGAATATCAATTATGATTGCAACTACATCTTGTGTGTTATTAGCAACTAATCTCCAACCAACATCAACACCACTGAATCGAACTCCTGAATTTGGAGATTTTCTTGTGAAATATTTGTTATCAATAGCATTGCTATTCTCATCAAAGAATTGACCATAGACTTTAACATTTGATGTTGTTGTTGGCAAATTAATATCAATAATAACATCAAGCTGATCAGCTGGGTCTGCAAGATATACTGGTTTTGAAAAATATCGGCTAGTAGCACCAGACTCTCTTATCGCATATTCTCTTGTTTCAAGACTAAGTGATTCGAGATCAATAACAGGACTAATACGATTATCTGTTGTTGTTAAACGTGTAGACAATCTAACATCAGCTGTTGTATCAGTACCAATTGCAAAATTGCTATTAACGAGATCTTCAATAGGCTCTCCAGATTCAACACTATATGTTCTAGCATTAGCACCAGTATCAAGTTCAAGAATATTGGAAATTTGTGTTTTTCCACTAAGTTCAATAAACTTCTGATTGAGATTAAATGCACCAATTCGATATTGAGGACGTTTGCCTGCAAATGTTGCGCTTCTTACAATAGTTCCAGTTGTTTGATTAGTTTGAGTGACAGTAATTACTGGATCACTTGTATAACCAGTTCCGGGCTCAGTAATATTAAATCCAACAATAGCAGTATTAATGCTATTAAAGACTGGACTAACAACTGCATTTCTACCACCAGCTGGAGCTGCAGTAACACTAACAGTTACTACAGCAGATGTTTCCCAACCAATGTTTTCAAAAGGTGCACCGATGACATCATTAAACGAGGATATATCAACTCTATGTAAACCACTGCCAATAACAGGATTAACTGCCAGTGTTCCACTTGTCGCGTTAAAGTTAGCACGATTAATCTTGAATTTAAGATCTCTGTTTTGTGATGCTGACCATGTTGTTTTATTTGCGCTAGTGAAAAATACACCAACTGCAGGCTGTTCAGAAATAATATCTCCAGCATTTGTAATATCAGGTGCACCTAAATCTGCGATATATGCTTTATAACCATATGAACCGCTAAATGCAACAACTGCATATTCAACATTTGGCTCAAGATAGATTGGATTATCAAACTCAAATCGAGTCATAGCACTTGAATCATCGCTAACAACAATTTCACTATTTTTCAAACTCGTCTCACTGCCTGGCACAATGAAATCAGTTGGATAGCCATTAGCCACTGTCACAAGATATACCTGTACTTGAGCACTGCCAACTGGTGGTTTTTGTGCAAACGCAAGTTCTATGCTGCTTGCGAATATACCGCTATCATCTTGAATTCTGAATGTTTGGGCAATCGGATCGTTTTTGCGTACACAAATTCTATTGCGTTTAACCTCTTGACGTTTTACACGTGGAACTTGTGTTGAAATTACAGTTTCAGCACTATCAATATCAAGACCATTTGATATAAAGCGCGCTTCAGCAAAACTATCCTCTTCATCGTTAATATTGCGAGGACTGTTTGTTAAACGAAGTAATTTTTCTCCAGTTGAGAATTTAAAGTTCGCATCATTTGGTATGATAAACATAGCAACAATATTGCCATCATCATCACTCTTCAATTCGAGCTGTGGAGTTGTGGAATATTTAGCTAAGAGTTCTGCTTGTGATTTACCTTCATCTGCTGTCAGATTATAGGTCGCAGGATCAAATGCATCAGGCAATAGTTTTACAAATTGTGTAACATCTTTACCATCAAAAAATGCATAGAACTGAGTATTTGGTTTTACACCTGCAACATCAACGAGAACAGGTCGTGTTCTCATATATGTTGAGATCTTTACATCTTTGACATAATCACCTAAACTCTGTTCAACATCTTCAAATGCAAGATCAGTTTGTATGCCGCTTGCTACTTGGTTTTGAATAGTAATTCTCTTTTTCTTTTTGCCGAAAAGGCCGCCGAAAAGTCCACCAAATTTATTAGAAAATTTACCAATATCAACACCTGTTGCTCCATTAGCTTCTAAGAACTTAAGAGCAGCTTTTTTGTTTTTAACTTTCTTAGAAACCTTTGATGTTGTTACCCATGAATTCCATTGTGTGCCAGTAAAACCAGCTTCATTTGCAAAATCTCGCAATACACTATCAAATCCGTCATAGAGTTCAACAGTTGTTTGAGCTTGTTCTGATTTTTCAGACCAGGTATCAACTTCTGGAGTCAGATTCATAATACCAACATCAGCGCTCTGCTCATGTGGTTGTAGATCAATAAATTGACTTGCTGATAACTGTGTCAAATAATCAACATCTGTTTCAGTATATGATAAAAATGCTTTATTATTTTTAATAGTAATTCCATTGCTTATCGCATTTGGATTAAATGGTATGCTATATCCAGTATGATATGGATAGAGTATGCCTCGTGCACTATCGATCGAACATAGAAACTCTGGCTGAGAACTATCGCTAACATCTAGATTTCTAAAGCCATCAGTGATAAATCCATTTTTGAATTTTTCACCATCTGTTCCAAAAATACTACGATCATTTGCATCTCTTTCTAATAGAGATAGACTTGTGTAATATTCAATAGCACCAATGCGTTTTTCAATATTTCCAATATCGCTCATAGTATAGCGACGATTTTCAATAAATCGTACGTCAACATCAGTTGCATTTGCAGTAAATTGTGGCACATAGAGTGCATATATTGCCATGCCATCATCTGGAATATTTGGCAATTTTGGCTCAAGGTCAGATTGACCGTTGATAACAACCAAACTATTGTCGCTATTTACACAGATCAAGTCAAGTCTTGGCAAGTAGAAATCGATATCGGCTGTGATAGCGCTATATGGATCAAGACTCAAACGAAGTGATCCAGGAAATGTTCTGCAATCAACAGCGTCACTTAAAGCAATATCACCATATGTTGGAATTTCATCAAGTGGCGCTTGTGTTAAAGTTGTGATATTTCCGACCTTATAGCTATTAACTGTATAATAATTGGTACCAGTTGTTATAAAGTCCCAGTGAGTTACTTCTATGTCATCTGATGTTGATGCATTGCCGATTCTTCTAACTTTAGCATTAACATAGCTATTATCGCGTTGACCATCATCGACTAAAATCCAGTTATTAGTATCAGTAACGCTAATAGCATGATATACATTATTAAGACTATAAATGTCTCCTTCGACTGCAGTTAAACCCACTAGTTCAGTTGTTTTTAACTTTGTACCAAGACTTGATTCAATATCTCCAGTTTCAGTTACAATAACAGAAATTACAGTACCAATTGTTTGATTCGCATCAAAGATAATACTAATTGCTCCGTTACTAGCTGGAATAATATAATATCCTGATGTTATGATTTGTTCATTTTTTGCAACAATGACATTATTGCGACTTGCATCCAATGATCTTAGACTAGATGTAGGTTCAAACGTGACAACGTTATTAGCCGATGTTAGTGTTTGTGTTAAAGATAGACGACGACTGACAACTAAATTCTTTACATCAGTAATAGCTTGATTGGAAAATTCAAAGATTGAATCATTATTGTTAATGTCATTTAGTGCTATGCCATTTAGTTTTTCAACAACAAAATTAAATATTCCAAAATTATTAATATCAGCTCCTAATATTTCAACAACATCGCTAAAGCGCTTACCACTATTAAGAACAATACTATGAAGATATACTCGTGCGCGAATTTGACCAGTTGCTTCTTCTCCTTCTGGCTCGATGCCTAATATTTTTGTAGTACCAATAACTTGATCATAAAGATCTAAAAGATTATAGCTAATACTATCATTTTCAAAACTAGGCAAACCGCTGCCGCTTAGACCTGCAGTATAACCAACAACATAGTTTCCATATATTGCAGTTGTTGCTGCATTATATGTTGTTCTTTGACCCTTTCTTTCAAATGTCAAATCAGTATATGTTTTTGTTGCTTTAGGAATAACTAAATTAGTAGGAGCAAGGGTCTCAACTCTTTTTCCTTTAACATAAGCAACTCCAGGAGAAAGCTTTGCTGCAAAATATTTAGATGCATCTGTTGAAGATATGCCTGTAAAATCAAGTACATCATTAGAAGAGGTATAGAGTGCGTTATAATCTGAACCAAATAATTCTTTTAGTTCAAGTTCGAAATTCTTTACAGTATAATTCCCAGATTCCTCGTAAGTTCTACGTGCAAGAGTATCTTCAAGAGTAGCGCCACTTTGATCAATGCCGTTATATTGAATATAAATTTCGTTTGATCTAATATCAGCTAGCTTAACTGCATTTGCCGCGATGCTTAATTCCGCTGCTGTTAAAAGTTTTAAGGTTAAAACAATTTGATAACGATCTGCACCAGATTCTAAAAAGTTACTTGTATCAAATGCATTGTCGTTTAGAGTAGAATCATCATATGATTCACCTCCATTTGAGGAAACATATCGTTCTTCAACTAAGAAATAAGCAAATCCATTGAAATTATCACTATCTGTATCGAGAGGTCTTGCTGCATATTGTCTTTGCGCAGCAACCATGCTGCCTCTTACAAAATAAATGCCAGCATCTGCTGTTAAGCCAATTGCTTTTTTATAATCAATTGGAGTTAGTGTATATGAGTCAGTAATAACATCACCATATAATAGTGTTAAAGCTTCGCTTGTTGAAATAACATTTTCAATTGGAGTGCCTTCCGTATTTTTATAATAGATGCGATGAGTTGCACCTGGAGAACCTGGCGCAGTTGAATTTGTAACGGACTCAATAGCAGTAACAGTAGCTTTGCTAATAGCAGCAGTAGAATCAGATGTTTGTCTTGTAATTTTAAGAAGTGTCAAATCCTCTTGAAATTGTGTAAGTAAAGATTCTGTAATTTGAGTATTATCTGTAATAGAAAATTCAATACAACCAATAGTAGAATCGAGTGTAACTTGTCCACCAACAACCTGGCTATTAGGTTTAAATAGTCCAGATCCAAGACGATCGATTTGCGCTTGCAATATGCTCTGTGCTTGGTTAAGTTCGCGTGTTTGAACATTAACACCTGGCTTAAAAAGAACTCGTAGATAATTCTTATCAAGATGTGAGCCATCAGCATATTGAACGTTTAAATCGTCAAAATATGTGTCAGTTTTGGTAGTGATTGCCATTATAGTTGAATTATGATTTTGATTTCTTCGTTTTGACCTTGTTCGCGAGTAACCGCACCTCTATTATCTATAAAGAGAATTTCACCAGTAGCTGTATTAAATAGATTGCTACTATCGTTTAGATCATATTGGTTTGAGGCGAGAGTTATATTAGAAGTTATATTAATATATGATGGAGCAACAAGAGTTAATGATGCAGTATCGTCAATATTAAATAAACCAGCTTGAATACTATTACGATAATAATAATGCCATACACCATCTTTAAATTCAACAGCACTAATTGTCGCAATATCGTATGTGCCTTGTTGAATTTTCCAATCAGCATCAACATCAAAACCATCAACAGTTAATCTAACATTGGCTGGTTTTCCATTTCCAGTTGTAGAAAATGATTTATGAATACGATCATATGTTGCATCGATCATGCTGCTATTATTATTTCTCTTTGGATTTTTAATAATTGAGATTTGTCGATACGTAGTTCCACTTGGTACGAATTGTGCATTAATAGTATCAGCTCCAACACCAACATACCAACTTGGCAATGTTGTTTGAATATTATTCTCATAGCCATTACTTGGTGCAACAATTGGAACAATACGCGTTGATGTATAACCTGCTGTTGTTATTCTTGCAGTAACATTTGAAAAGAGTTTATATGTTGTACCACTGGTAATATCAGCATTTAGAGTTACTTTGACAATTTTTCCATTTACTATTTTAAGTAAAGCTGGAACGTCGGATAATGTTGTTTTAACACCATTTTTTAAACCTTTGATTTCTATTGTAACAGCAACAGAATCGGCATTTGTTAAACTAACACCTCCATTAATAACATGAAAGCCATGAATAAGTCCTTCAGATACTGCTGAAGAAATAGTTTGTTCAAAATCATATGCAACAAATGCTCCGTTATTTACTGCAGTAGCTGTTGGCGAATAACGACCCATATAAAGCCAAGTATAACCATCTTGCGAATAAGAATAAAGACCCGGAACTGCAGCAGTAGGTGAACCAATACGCCCGTAGCTATAACTTGCTACCGTTGCAGCATGAGTTTTAGCTACGCATAAAAACACGTGATCGCCTGTTCCACCACCAACTGTGTCTAGTCGTGATATCACAAAGCATGGAAATTCACTAGAGCTAGCATAAAAACATGTAGGATCATATGGGTTATAAACTTTATAACTACGATCTGCTTGAATTATGTGTTTTGGCAACATTGTAGAAATGCTACTGCCCAATACTTTAAATAAGGCAGAAATATTATTTCTTACTTCAGTTGCGTCTCCTGGTGTGCCAGCTGGAAATGGACTAGATGGAACCGTTTGATCAGGGTTTAATTCTGACCAAGCATCTTGTTTACCAATGCTAATATAATAATTGTTATTAGCATTATTCTTAATATCATCAAATAGTCTTTTTCTAGAATTGATTCTAAATTGTTCTGTTATAATCGCTGCCATGGTTATTTGTATTTATATTGATTTGTTTTAAAAAATAATTGCTCCTTCATCGCTAATAGCAGAAGCTTCATTATCGTTGTTATAGTTTTGTGATGTTCCGAGCTGATCATAACCTGAATTATAATTGCCATCAAATACAAAATATGAATTTAGACTATTGAATTGTGGGCCAGAACCTGTTATTGGTGGATTTGCAATTGCATCTGATAATGTCAAATCTCCATATTCAGCAAGACTTGCGCTATCAATTGTTTTATCATAACCGTTCCAACCTTCTCTAAAGATTGACAGCGGTGTATTTTGATTTGTATTAGTTATGCCATATGTTGTATAAAATGCTCTAAGAGCTTCATCAAAAACATATGAGCCATTATTACTTCTAATTGGTCTTAGATTTCTAATAAAATGATAACCACCATCAGGCAGCAATGATAGGATTGTAATAAAGTCGTAGATATATGCTGCACTTTGATTTGTCGGCGTATGCTTGCCTCTAGCAGATTCCCAGTTAATACTACGCCAACAGTTATCATCAACTATAGGATCTATTTTATCAAGATTTAAATCCAATTCAATGAAATAATAATAATCTTCGCCGTTTTCGAAATAATAATAGTCATTATCTGGACCAGCATAAGCATTATCTCTAGATATATTTGGAGTTTCTGACCAATCAATATTCAAACAACCAATATTTGTCCAATCATTATTATTCGCAAGCTCAAGTACAATTGTTGCAAAAAACTTTAAACCAGCTGGGTGAATGTATTTTGCATATTCTAGACCCCATTCACTTTTATCCAATTGGGTATAAATGACATATGAATAGTTTTGCCAGCGTTGATTATCATTTAAACGATAAACGTCAGATGTCTTTGATCGGTTAATATCACTTGTTGTAAACAAAAAGTTTTTAGGATAAAACAGACTAACGATTTCATTGAAAAACAATCGAAAGAAACTAAAGATACTCTCTTCACTGCCACGATTTGTATAATAGTTTGCAATAATCTTGTAAAGACGCACTCGGTCAATAGATTGACTTGGCGGTATATAAGAGCCAATAAGTCTTTCAATAGCATCAAGATAACGATCATCTGTCGTCATATCAATGTCATGATTTCGAGTAATATTGCTTATCTCAAAACTTGCTCCGCTTGAATTATTGTCAACTCCAGTATATTTCTTATTAAGAAATCGATAATAAGCTTCAAGCAATTTCACTAATTCACCTGCTTCATTTTCAAAATGATGCGGCAAACTGCTTAAAGCCTTTGCTGGCTCAACAATTTCAGAATATTCGATACGCGCGTTGGCTGTTACTAATTCACTCATCTATCTTTAGGAAATGTTTTATAATCAACACTACGACTATTACCACCTCTAGCAATTTCATCAACAAATACATTGGTTGTTGAAAGAGATTCATTGATCTGCAATAGTGTATTTCTTTTTGCTATGACGTCATTTGAAAAGCTATTAACAATAAAGTTAAATGTTACATTGCTATCACTATAAAGAGTGTTAAGAGTCATTATGCCAGTTTCAATGTTAAAAGTTCCAACATCTGCATATTTTACTTGCTTATTATCTCTGATATAATAGCTATAGATTTTTATAATCTTTTTGTCAGATGTTTGCTCTTCATTAAAATAAAGTTCAAGATCACCTAAAACCCATGGCACATCGCTAACAATGTTAACAAAAACTTTGCCATCATCGGTCGCACAGCGTGCACCAAAATTCAAAGAAACGTTATTAACTCCAGTATCATTTAACGTAAATGATTGACTAAGATAGACACGAACAAGGCTGTTTAATATGGAATTAGAACTATCTTCAATTGCTCTCACAAATTGGCTATGTCTAAAAACACTATTAAATTCATTGATGCGATTAACATTATAGCTTGTTATGACATCATCAATTCGCGATGCAATAGCTGATTGAGATAGTGACGTGATATTTGGATTATATTTTACCAAAATATCCAATACAATATTGCATGTATTAGGATCAATTATTTCTGGAAAAATACTCAATACCTTTTTAGATTGCAAATAGTCAAGTATATCTGCTTTATCAGAATCGCTAAGAGTTGTGATTACTGACGCATTCTCGACTGTTTGAATCTTATTAGCGCTAATAAAAACTTTACCATAGACTGGAGGCACATTATCTTCTCCACCCCAAACGCTTAGGCTATTGATATAACCAAATTGGGCTTTAATTAGATTGGTATAGTCATCGCTTGTAACTGCACGATTTTGGGTAGCAAAACTTGATATTGCATTATTTTTTAGTGCAGATATACTTTCTTTTTCTTGACCACCGCTTGAACGGCCTAAAACACTTAGCGAACCTATCGTTATATTGCCAATTGTATTTGGATTTGAAACAATCAGATTCTGATTAATAAGCGTTCTACAATTATTTGCAACTACACCATTTGTAACAATATATTCAAGTCGAATGATATCGCCTGATTCTAGTTTTTTTCCAAAGACTCCATCACCAAAACTAATTTCATATTTTCCAAAAATGTTTTCAGTAATGAAATATACAGCAGTTTTATCAGTTACATTTGAACTGCTATTAAACTGCTGAAATAATAAATTACTCGTGAAACCAGCGGAACCTGATGATTCTACTCGCACCTTTAGTGAAGAAATATCAATGTTCTCGTCAGTTATTTCATAGGTTGCGCTTGAATCATATGCAAGAGCTGAATATGATCGTGTTACTAAACTTCCTTCATGAGCAATAACATTGGTTGCGACATAGTTATCTCCAGTTAGTGTTAATACTACATCTTCAAGTAGAGTAAAATTATAATCGCCTGAATCATTTTGAGCACGCACAGTTGAAGTTGTATTATTAACTACACCTCCGCTAATTGTTATTTGTTGATCTGGATCAGTAGCATTAGGATTTTTAGGTATGCTAATATTGAATGTTATTTCTGATGAACTACGACTACGCGGTATATAACCTAATAGTTTGGCTGCTGATACAACACTGCTTCTTAATTGTGCGCTATCAATGAAACTTTCATTAACTGCCATATGAGCAAGCATCGCATTATAGTGTGTATTATATGCAAGCACATCGATTATTGTATTAAGATTGCTGCCTTCAAAATCCCAATCCGAAAATCGACCATTTTCATCATTTTTGAAATAGTTAATAAGATTGGTTTTGATTTGATCAAAATCAAGAGTTGTAACATCGATCTGTTTGCCTAGATTTGCCATTATCGTATTTTGTTAAGTATAAATTTAATTTCTCCAGTTTGGGAATATTTAGTTTGAAAAAAGATGCTAATGTTATAACTATTGCCATCATAATCTGCAACGGTCTTTACATTAAAGTCTGAAACTCGAGGCTCAAAGTTTCTAATGCCATTTTCAATTTCAAGCGTAATTTGACGTTGTGTTATAATGTCAATATTTTCAAATAGCAGACTCGTCACACGTGTGCCAAACTCTGGATTAAATGGTCGCGTACCGACTTCGGTCAAAACAATGTTTTTAACACTATTTTTAATAGCATCAATATCACTTGCTACCATAACATCACCTGTTGCTGGATGTATAAAACGAGTGTGAACATCACGATATATGTCAGCCGCAGCAATAACTGGTCGATATTGTTCTGTGTTATAATCGTTAAGATTAAGAGCTCTACTCATCAAATCTATTTATACACAATCTTGGGAACTATTTTATGCGAATAGCTCCTGAGCCTTTAGATACTTCTTACTAGTCTTTGTGCCAAGTTCAACCATATAAATTTGAACTTGAGAAGTATTTGAATTTTTATATTTTGAAGCATCTTCTGGTTTTTCAATATAAACATCAAGTCTATCCCATGTTTTTTGACTAACTGGACCATAATCTACAATCGTAACAATGCCTGTTGGATTTAATCCTGCTGGATCATATATCGAACCATCATTATTTTTTAATTGTAGTTTTGTTCCACCTGGCCAACGAGCCGATGCACATGAATATCCACTAATTAATTTTCCAAAAGCGCCATTTGATGTATCGGAAAGCTTTAATGTTCCAGGCTTATATCCCTGTCGCTCTAGACTAGCTAAACCTGCACTAATACGTGAAGGACTATATTTTGCAATAAGATCTGGTCGTTTTTCTCTTTCGCTTGGTGCTAGATCAAGGAATGTTGTAAAATCCCAACTAGGATCACCATAGATTGTAATGCCAGATGAAACGCGTTGACCATATTGTGTATTATTCTTTTGAATAGTCCAATCACGCAACGTCTTATGTTCAGTTTCAGCAATTGTTATAGATTCTTGAGCTTTTTGTTTATAAAACTCACGAGTCTCTGGAGACCATTCATAGCTATATTCAGCTATTTTTCGATCAATTTCACCTTGGAAAAGTGCACGTAATTTACCAACCTCGTCATCTGTTGCAGTGCCATAGCGATTAACAACTGCACGTGAAAAATTCTGCAAAGGATTTAATGCCGCATTTACTGCTGGTATAGTTTGAGGCATATTTGCAGCTAATCTATTTGGCACAAAATCAATTACATTTGTTATTTCATAGCCGATGCGAGATATGACATCTTCGTATTTTTGTTTCTTTTCAATTGATGCACTATCAACTTCAACAATAGTACCAAAGTCGGGCAAAGCTTCAGGCTTCATATTTTTAACGCCGCTCGGCATGGGACCTCCTCCAAGACCCATCATAGTGCATATATTTAGATTATCGATATTAGCCAAAATCTCATTAAGATTGCTAATTGTGCTGCCATATTTTTCTTGTATCTGACGGAATATTTCACTGCGTTCCAATATGCCTGCTTCTTTTGCAAGTATGAGAAGTTCTAAAAATGATTTATCAAGCAGCGCTTGTGCAAAGGCAATATAACCATTGACTGTATTAATCAAGCTTATGACAGATGATACAGTCGCAAGTGCTGTGGCTACATTGCTATTTGCTAATAACAATGACGTCAATTTTTTTGTTAACCGATCAATAATGATATCATCAATATTCTTAATGCAATCTGACAATCGTGTAACAGCACTAAAATTTAGACTTTCACCACCTAGCACTTGGCTAACATCAGCTTGAATTTTACCAATGCGTATAAGATCAGCGCTATCAATTGCGCTGCTAATATCTGCTTGACTAAGCAATCGATTTGCAGTTAGTTCATCAATTGGATTATTTGATTGCAATGAACCCAATGCTTGTTGTATTTTCGCTAGATCTTCTATATTTGACATAACTTAAGTTTATGGTATAGGTGTGCTAGTAGGAGAACCTGGTGTAGCACTAATATGTTTATGAGTGATAAGAGAAATTAGACCAGCTACAAAATTTTCTCCACTAACTACACCAGTTGTTGTTATAACTGGTGAATCAATTGTTGTAATTGGGCTGGTATTATTAATAAACCCAACACTTTGTAAATTTATACTATTTGATCCTGCCAGATTTAAGAGTGTGCCACTGATTGTTGTAGAAATGCCTGATGCCATACTAATAATTCCTGCAGCACCACATACAAAATTATTTCCTAAGAAGCTTGTTGTTTGTGCATTAACAGTAAAATCTTGTGCTACACGACAATCATAGGCTCCGCCGCAACGAGTCACCATATCACCAACGCTGTGATTTTGTAATTGACTGCCGCTGTTATGAATAATATCTCCATTTGTTGTTTCAGTAACATATGCGCCATCGCATTTTTGGACAATATTGCCTTTAACACTTACGTTCATATCCTTTAATACTGTTAGGTTATAGTTACCACCAACAGTAGTATTGCAATCTCCATTTACAACAATATTAACTGCTCCAGTTACAGTGACACTGTCATTTCCAATAACCATTTTATAGTTATCGCCATATACAACAATATCACAACTATCATTTGTCCAAATTTCACGAGTGCCATTAGGATGACAACGTACTCTGCGTTCTGCCCCAAGTGTATCATCAAGTTCATCAATGTGTCCACCAATTGTTTGTGAAATTTTTACTAAACCATCAATCGAACTATTCGAATAGGTCGGCGCTGAAAAATTTTGATTCGAAATCTTATTATTCATATTCTATATATTAGCTAACAACGCGAACCATAAATTTTACACCGGATAATTGGCGATTGCTTTGCAAAGCAATTTTTCCACCTGCCGTATTACCGTCAATCGTTTGAAACGTACTTTCACCTGGAGTAGATTTAGTTACAATACCAACGTGACTCCAACTAAAGACTACAATATCTCCAGGTTTTACATCGCGTGGATTATATTCAAGCGCGACACGACTGCTTACATTACTCTGTCTTGCCCAATTATCAAATCCAAATGCATCTGCATTTTTTGGTCGAGAATTTTCATCAAATAAACCAGATTGTTGTATGCACCAACAAACAAATGCTGCACACCACGGCTCGCGGCTTGCAGCACCTGTTGGATAATTCGTTGCTTTAAAATATTCAGAGATTGCTCCTGGATTTGTTGCATATGTCACGTTTCTGCTAAGTTGACTAAAAGCAGGTTGTATGATACGATTAGCAATTGTTTGATTATAAGAGTTTCCAGGCAATGTTTGATTAAACTCTTTTAATAGACCGCTGCCGTGAGCTGCAGTAAATGGTATATAACCTCCGCCAGCACTAACTCCTATACTATTTGATCCAACGTTTATTGGACCAGCATAGCTATTTGCTGGTGGCATAGAATTGCTATAGCCAGTTTGGTTAAAAATTGGGTTATATGCAGCATTTTTAGTTTGATTCCATTCGCCTTCATAGACTCCGATTACAACAGCATCTTGCATATCAGCGCTATCTCTAAAAAAACCAAATGCGCATCTGCCTATTAAACTAGAAATACTACTAGAATTTGTTAGCAATACTGTAACAGGCAACAATAGAGTTGCCCATGGCAAATCAGACGTAAGAATCTCGGCTGATCCATTTGAATCTACTTCAAAACTGTGTAAACCAAACATACGCACTCGCACGCGTTTATTTGTCGTATCACAATCTTCAATTATACCTGTAAACCAATTATCTATTTTCATTTTATACCTTTGGTAATTGCACAAGTTTTAAGCGGTTAATATATCGACCATCTACAAAACTATGAACACTAGCAATAATTATATAGAGACTATTTCTAGTAGAGCTCTCAGAATCTTCATCAACTATAAGATCTATTATTTTTCCGGGATTTAGATTAATATCACCATAAACAACAATCTCACTCTGTTCGTTTGCTATTTTTGCTGTAAAAAATCGAACTGCACGACTATGCCAATTTTTAATTTGAACAGTATCATTTAGTCCATTTGGTCCATCATATAGCGGCAAAGGTCTATTCGAAATTATTGCGGGCTGAGATATCGATATATCATCAGCACTTAATTTCAAAGTCTTAATATAATCTTCTCTTAATTTTTTATTTCGATCAAAGCTTTCTGAATATTCAACCTCATTTGGTGTTTGTCCTAGTGTATCTTTAAGAGCAGGAACATATGGATCAATTTTTTTATCGTCATAGTCAAAATAACCAGTATAGTTAATTGTCTTAACTATCGTATCATATTCACCCTGTAAAAACTTATTTAATTCGTTTTTTGTTACACCTGCGGTGAATTCCAATATTCTTTGTTTTTCAGATTCATAGCGTTTATCATCATTCGTATAACTGCCATTATCGTTATTATACTTTTTTACAAACTTTCTATAAACACTATTATGTTTTTTGTCAATAAGCCAATTCCAACTTCTAGCCATTATCTTTCTAATGGGTGAATCAGGCAATTTAGCTAAATCACTAAATATTCCATATATGAAAAATGGAGATTTATCTCCATCAAAGGACTTTGTTCGTAACCATTCTATGGCTTGAAGTGGAGTGCAATATGGTATAACACCTCTTATTTTACTATCGCAGTTTGTTCTTGAATGTGTAGTAGAATAATCAAATTCTTTATCGTTTAATTTCAGATATTTTTTAAAAATCAAATCGACGTGTTCAATGGTATTTTTATTTCTTTTAGATACATTATGTGGTTGACCAACCGCAAATGATATTTGTTGTAAACGACTAAGCACAGCAAAGTCATCAACAGCAGTAATAACAAAAACTCCAGTATACACACCCTCGCTATCTAATTCAAAATCTCCATATTCACGAACACTTAGTTGAAATTTTATAGTTTGATTTCCTTTAGAATCAATAAATTTTACACTTATCTCCAGAACCTCATGTCCTTGAAAAACATCTGGATTGCTTTTGAAAATTTTATTGTCTGCATTTGCAGTATCGCTGACTGTTAATTTAGCTACCATTACTGGAGAAAATAATTCTTCAGTAAATGATATATCCGTAATTAGTTCAGTAATGTTTAAGTCATTAGCAAGATCATCACGTCTTATAACTACGTTTTGTAGTTCATATGTGCCTGGTACAAGAGGTTTACCTTCGGCGTTAAGAACCTTTGGACTATTTTTGGTATATTTCTCAGCCATCGTTTAGTATCTGAAAATATTGTTGTGAAACTCTTTCTGCATCTGAACTGTTCAAAACACGAATGAATTTTTTATTCTCATTTCTATCTATCTCATATTGTTCAAAACTGGTTGCAGTTTGTATATCATCGCCATTTATTAGTGCATCACGATATGATTTGAAATTATAGGAATAAGCCGCATTTTTCATGAGATAGCGACAATTATCTGGATTGACCGCTAATTCTATTAACTGTCCAATCTGAGCTCCACTTTCATCAGATAATTTAACATAGATCATTTCAAGACCACTCATCCACTCAGTGTCATTTTGTTTCTGACTAATGATAAATGCTCTGCGCGAGTAATCAAATTGGTGCAATACAATATCCAATGCGGCGCCAGCTTCCTCTAGATAAAACGTCACATTTGCTGCACTATTGAAATCAATATCATAAACATCTTCATTGGCAAGAGCAAGAAAACTATATGAGCCATATTTACTTTCAACTAATCGCTCAAGTTCAATATCACTGCATGGCCAACCCTTTTTCAAATCAGGATTTAGCAGATATAGGATCCAATGTTTCGTTGAGTCACCATATAGCTTATATGCCAGATTATCTGGTGTTTCACCGTCTCCAATATAATATTTGTCATAGCGCACAACATCTCCAATGTCTTTGAACTGTATGCTACGCGTAATATCAGTTATAGCTCTTTCTGATTTGAAATCTTTAGTTTCAAAATTATAAATTGCTCCAGTAAAATTTCTAAAAAAACCTTTCATATTTAATCAGTTATTAATAGTTTAGCGATTTCGTTTGCATGCAATGCTTTTGTTTCTTTAAATGTTAAACTAATATCGGTTTCAAGGGGTGAATTATCATGGAAATATGAATTGTTTGATGAATTATAGTTTACATCACAGCCTTGTAAATAGCATTCATAAAATGATGAAAGAGGTTTTAGCACTGTTCCGTCATTAGTTTGTGTTGCTGATAGAATAGTTAATTTCCATTTTGGTGGATATTTTAAAAGAAAGCCTTCAACTTCACCATAAACAGCAATTTGAAATAAGCGTGCGATTTGTTTTATAGTTTCAGCTTCTTGTTGTGACGATGGTATTAGTTTATATTCAAATGAATATTCACGAGTATTTGTACCATCAAATGATGTCACGATATATGGGTTAAAACGTGCACGAGCAGCAATTCCAACAGCAGCTTTCATGCCTTCATCTTGAATAGCCCCAGAAACTGCAGCCAAAATTCCAGATTTAATATCAGTGCCAGTCGCTCTTTGCCAGGCAGAGCCGGCTTGACCAAGTAAACCTCCAATTGCTTCTTCAGTATTTTTACTATTTTTCAAAGTATTAAGGCCGCTTAGCGTTTCATTTCCCATTATTCCGAGCTCTGAATCATTATACGTAGAAGAGTTGCTATATGATAAACCTTCGGGTGCCGGCAAATATACGCATGTTCCAGCTTCAATAATACTATGTGCTTGCAAGCATCTAAGTTCAAGCATTGGTCTATTTAAACCTATTAGCTCTGATGGAAACACTAGTCCATTTTTAGATTTTCCTAAACTGCCTTTATAACGTTTTTTAAAATCATCTAAAGAGCTTTCTTTGTTTCTGCCTTTATTAAATTCAGAACTAACATCAACATTTTTTGCTGAATTCAATACATCAGTTGCAGTAGCTAAAGAATCCTTAGCTGCATCCAATGCTGGTGTTGCATTTGGCATTGGGGGAATAGTAAAATTCGGAAACGGCATAATTCTATTTATAGATAGGGCATGAGCAAATATTACAAAGGAAAATTTAGGCCTCAAAACATAGCAAAATATAGAGGTGATTTTTCAAATATTGTTTATCGCAGTCTTTGGGAGAGACAAGTCTTTAAGTGGTGTGATACCAATCCAAATGTAAAGAGCTGGAGCAGCGAAGAGATTGTCATACCATATCGATGCAGAACTGATGGCAAGATGCATCGATATTTTGTTGATCTGCTCGTTGAGTTTGTTTCGGGTCAGAAATATTTGATTGAAATAAAACCAAAAAAACAAACCATACAGCCTCAGCCTAAAAAAATCAAAACAAAAAAGTATCTAACAGAGGTAATGACCTATGCTAAAAACCTATCAAAATGGGAAGCAGCACAAAGCTATTGTGAAGATCGAGGCATAACCTTTGAAGTATGGCATGAAGATACTCTAAAAGCACTTGGCATCAAGCTACTAACATAAATATAGTTATGTCTATGCTAGAAGATTTAAAAGCAGCAATAAAAAAGCACGGCAGCATTGCGCGTACAAATCGATTTAAAGTTGATTTTACTGGCATAAGAGCCTATGCGTCTTCTGATGATGAGATTCGTGATCTTGAATATTTTCTTGAAGATGTTAATATACCAGGCAAAGATGTCGAAACAATTGACTATAGTTTATATCGTAATCCTATAGCCTATGCAACTGGCTATAAAAATAGTGACTTTAACATGAAGTTTCGTGCACCAACAAATATGTTTGTCAAACGAATTTTTGATCGTTGGATAGAACAAATCATACCACGTGAAGATTATAAACTTCGTTATCGTAACGAAACGACTGCAGATTTTACGATTACGCAAACATCTGAAAGAACATGGGATCATGATAAGTTCCTTGGTATTGACTATTATAGTGTTGTGATACTTGATGCATATCCAATTAGTATTAGCTCAATTGAATATAGTAATACACAAGAAGGTGAATATGTATCATTTAACGTTGATTTTGCATTTAGAGATGTTAGATATTTTACACCAAAGGGAACAGTCATAGTTGGACCAATAGAAGAATTACCAATAGAAAATAATTCAACAGGTGTAGTTCCGGCAAATCCACAAAATTATACTCCTGAACAAATACCAGAGGCATCAAAGACTCCACAACAAGGCAACTCTTCTCCATCCAGAAGCGAACTTCTTAAAAAACAATCGCCGTCTAATCAATCAAATAATAATCTAACATAGATAAAATTGATATGAAATTACCAACCTTAAACACTCCAAAATATAGTCTTAAAGTGCCTAGCACTGGTCAGACAGTTGAATATCGTCCGTTTCTCGTTAAAGAAGAAAAGATTCTTATGATTGCCCAAGAGAGCGGCAAGCCTGAGGATGTTACACGCGCGATGCTTGACATTATTCATGCATGTACATTTGGTGCAGTTGATCCGCAAAAACTTGCTAGTTTCGATCTTGAATATATCTTCGTAAAACTTCGCACTAAGAGCGTCGGTGAAGATGTTGAAGTCGGATTAAAATGTGATAGTTGCGGTGCACTAAATCATGTAAGCATTAATCTTGAACAGATTGACATGATTGGTGAAACAAAACTGCCAAAGAAGATCATGCTTACCGATAAGATTGGCATTGTTCCAAAATACATCTCGATTAAAGACGTTGAAGCCATTACTGCTCATCAAGATGATAAAGCAAAAAGTCTAATTATGACAATTGCTGCAAGCATCTCTAGTATTTTTGATGAAAGCAATGTATATGATATGACAGAAGCAAGCTATGAAGAGATTGATACCTTTATTAGTAGTTTGAATCGTCAGCAACTGGCTAAGATTGAAGAGCTTATTCAAAACTCACCTAAATTTGAAAAAGATGTCACATTCAAATGCATAGGCTGCGATCACGAGAATAGTCACAAACTTAGTGGCATACAGAGTTTTTTCGAATAGCTCTCTCCCATGATAGTCTTCTAAATCATTATAAGACTAATTTTTCAATGATGCAGCATCATAAATACAGTTTGACGGAACTCGATAATATGATGCCTTGGGAGAGAGAAATCTACGTTTCGTTGCTTGTTAAATGGATAAAGGAAGAAGAAGCAAGACAAAAAACTAAATCAAATGGACGATAAAACCCTATTGCAAAGTCTAACCAACGAAATAAAAAAGCTTAACGAAAAAACAGCAGCTGATTCAAAAGTCTTGCGTGATAGTCTCACGCAAGACGCTGTTATTTCTCAGGGCATAAAGAACTTAAATAAGCAATTTGAAAAATCATCAAAGGAAGACAAACAAATTCAAGAGGATTCAAAATCATTGCTTGAAGAAATTCGTGATGCAATAAAGAATGATTCCAACGCAAATCCAGGAGGCATAGCACAAGCAGCTAATCTTGAAAATCTATCGACATTATTTTTCAAAATGGTTGATAGCACTAAGGATCTGATTGATGTAAATAAGAAACTCAATAAAAATATTGAAGGACTTAAACAATCAACTGACTCATTAAGCGGCAGACTTGGTCGTTTCTTTAATATGAGTTCAACCGCTCCAGTTGGACCAACTCCAACAACAGCACCAACATCTGATGCATCGACTACAACTGCCTTAACTACACAAACAAGAGTTGGAGAATATCAAAAGGCTGCGGCCGCTCTTGGATCTTTCTTTGATGCTATTAATAATTTTAAGGTTTTGCCAGCATTTAAGGCAAGTCTTTTCATGCCTCTTATTATTAATAATCTCGTAAAGGCAATGCAAAAATTTGATAAAGCCGATGTGTTTGGTAAAATGCGAGTAACAAGCACAAAGACAAAACTTGGTAAAAAAACGGTTGATGAAACGTTTGATTATAGCGCAAACATTTTTGAATCAATACAAAAACTTGCCGATAGTTTAAATGTCATTCAGAATATTAAAATGGCAAAAACATGGCTAAATGTAAAACTTTTGTCGATGCTTATTGTTCCAAGCATAATAAAGGCAGTTAGCAAGTTTGATAAAGTTAAAACAACAACAGCAAATAAGATTGAAAAAATCGGAGAAAGTATTGGTAAGTTTTTAAAACCACTTACTGATTTTATGAGCTCATTTTTAAAAATGGGATTAGGATTGATTGCGGTCGCTGGAGGAATTGTAGCGTTGACTGGTGCGGCATATCTTGTATCTAAAATTGACACAGGATCATTACTCAAAGGCGGAATCGCTATTGGCACCTTTCTTACAACAGCTATATTAGCTAGCTCAGTTGCTGGAAAAGCAAATTCAACAAGTATTGCTTTAATTGTTTTAGGTGCAGCTATGATACCGTTTGCATATGGTTTAAGTCTATTAAAGAACGTAGGTTGGAGTCAAATTGCGGCCGCAGGTGCGTCTATTGTTGGTTTAATATATGCTCTATCTAAAGGAGGAGAAGCATTAGCAACAAATCCAAAAGCTTTATTGGGTCTCGGATTAATAACTTTAGCTATTGCTGGTATAGGTTGGTCAATGAAAATGCTAGGCGAAGCGGCAAATCTTTTTAATAGTGTTGATCCTATGAAATTGCTAAAGGTTGCTGGCGCAATGCTTGCTTTAAGCTTGAGTATATTACCTCTTGTTGTTTTTGCTCCATTCGTTGGTATATTATCATTATCAATGGCAGTACTCGCTGCAACTTTAATGGCACTATCTAAAGTTGGATTACAGCTTGAACCAGTTACTAATTTTTTCAATGATTTTAAATCATTTATAAAAGAAATTGAAATAAGTAAAATTCTTGGTCTAAGTGCAGCAATTGGTACATTAGGTCTCGCTATAAGTGCATTTGCTGCATCTAATTTTAGTGTAGGCATTTCTGATGCATTTAGTGGTATAATCGGATTTTTCACTGGAGAAAAAAGTATAATTGAAAAACTTAAAGAATTGTCATCATTAACTGGTTTATCAGTAGTTGGAATGGGAGTAAAAGATCTCGCTGAGGGCATGAATATGCTAGCTCAACTACAAAGTGGATCATTTGCTGGATTTAATGAATTCCCTTGGGATAAAGTAAAGGAAATTTCAAAGGAACTTCAAGATGGTGCTACACTGCAAATCATACCCGTTCTTAATGCTAATAGTCTCAACAGCCAAAAGCTAGAAACAACAGGCGCAACTATGAGTGGAGGCAGCCAAGTAATTGTAACAAATGTAACAAATAACGGTGGCAATGTAAGCAATACAAACGTATCGAATAGCAGCAGAAATATTCGAATGGCGCCAAGCATTGAAACAGGCAGCGCTCTAGGTTATTAATAAAAAAAGGTCAGAGGTTGCCCTCTGACCTTTGAGATTATCTTATATGACGATTAGCCTTGTGCGGCCAATTTCTTGAAATATTCAAGAGGATCATCGCCGTCTTCATCATCTTCATCAAACTTACTTGATGCTACAGCTGGAGCAGGAGCTTCTGCAGTGCGTGACAATCCAGCATGTGCTGGCTCGTTAATCATCTCAACTTGAGAGATGCTTCGCGCACCGTTAACTTCTTCTTCTCCAAGAACTTCAATAAGCTTGCGCTTAAGTTCTTCATAGCTCTTATAGTTCTTAGGATCAACAAAGTCAGAAAGACTATGCAGACTATCATATGCTTCTTTAAGCATATCTTCGTCACCAGTAAAGAGTTGGCTTGAACTATCAAACTCGCTCTTATCATAGTTGCGATAGCCTTCAACCTTACGAATCTTAAGTTTGAAGTTTGCACCCTCCCAGAAATCAAATGGATTTACTGGAGTTTCATCTTGAAACTGAGGCTGCATGATATCCATGATCTTATCAAAGATCTTTTTACCATATTTGAAGAGCATGACTTTGCCTTCATTTGCTGGATTGCCAGGATCTGCAACGACAAGAATGTTGCTAACATAATGCAAACGGCGTTTGCGATCACGTACAATTTCTTTATCGCTTTCGACTCCGCTATTCCAGAGACGAGCATTAATCTCGGCGCATGGATCATCTTTGCCGATACTAGTCAAGCTGTTTTCAATATACCAACGACCAGTTGGTCCTTTGAAACCATGATCCCAGTAACGAACCCATGGCAGATCTTCTCCATCCTTTTGTGGCAAGAAGCGAATGACTGCATAGCCATTGCCGCTCTTATCAACTGTTGGATTCCAGAAACGATCATCACCATATGATTTAGTTGCTCCACCTACTTTTTCAGCAGCTTTGACGAGTTTATCAATAGCGCTTTGACGATTTGCTTTTAGTTTATCGAATGACATATATGTTGTATTGTTGTTTTTGTGTTGTTGTATTATTGTATACTAATTTTGTTGTTTTGTAAATAACGAAATGATAATTTCTCGTAGTTTTTTCTTATCAACGTGTTGAACCAAAAATGGACTATAAGCTCTTATCAGGTGTGATAGATCCTTTGATAAATCAAAGGGATCACTCAATTTTTTATCTAGATCCTTTGAAAAGCCAAGTAGAGATTCAAGCGAAGCAAGAGTCTCTAATGATATTTCTCCCGATCTATATAATCTATATATGGTTGGAATTTCTGATAGATTTGAGGGACAAATTGCTTGATCGAAATCAGGCTCAGTCTCTAAGATCTTTTTCATATCCGACTTAAAAATATAATAGATGTTTTGCAAACGACCAGTCCAAATTTCATAATCTTCTTGGCTCATATCGCCAATCCAGGTTTTGCCATTGATTATGTTACTAACCACATAGCCAATAATCTGGTCTCGACTATAAAACTGTTTTGCAAGTCGTTCATATGCATGCCTTTGACCCATTTTCATAAAGGTCTCGCGTTTACAACGAGGTCCCTTAAAGTTAAATGAAAAGGCATTGTAATTTTTGCCTGGTGTAAAATGCAATTTGCATGCAACAAATATACTCCAAGCATCGACTGGATTAATCTTTTCGCATGATGACATTGACATATTATACTGGCAATTCAAATGTATTGTTATTTCTTGGCAACAGGTTTGATCGTTTGGCTTCTTGTTCAAGCTTGCTGCGCAATGAATTGTCAACAAGCTGGCCAATATCCTCTGGATCAATTTTTAATTCTTCACAAATATGCAATGCAGCCTCGATATAACTCATGTCATCTCGATATACGTGCAAGCCTACTCGTGAAGCAAACTCTTCTTTACTTATTGCGATTGGCAATGTTTCTAATAATTCTTGATTCTTTTTCATCGTGTCTCTGAAGTTTTAACTATAATCATATTTGAATTGATTCGACCATTGACTGCTTTCTTTTTAGTAGTTAGAGCATCAAGTGCCTTATCAAGTTTTTTATCAGTCATGCTAATCACATTTGCGAGCACATCGTGTGGCTTACGACAAGATATTGCATAGCTTGACGATGGCTCATAGTTGAGCAGCGTGCTGCCTTTAACAGAGAAGCCACTGGCGTTTTGTGCATAATAGACTAGCAGCTGTTTGTTTTTAGTATTAAACAAATAGAGTCTTTGCGCAAAGGGCACACGAGTTGGGTCGACGCTATTAATGTTATATTCTTTGCTATCTTTTGCAAAGTTTAGTTTGCTGACTTGTGCGCCTGCTGCCTTTGGTTTTTTAACTCGTGGCTTGCGAGCTCCAGCTTTGATCTTGCCATATTGACTGCAACTTTCTAGCATGCCATTGAAAATATCAACAATCTTTTTAAGTTGTGGTCGTGATAGCCAACTATAGCCTTGAACAAGTTGTGGACATGTCTTATCATATGCCTCTTGAAATTCAGAGAGATGACGCGATATCCATTGCACAATTGGTTTTAAGCCTGCAGCTGGCACATTATGAGCATGACAAATTGAAGAGACATCACAGCCATTAATTTTTGCAGGTGTAATATCGCTTGTAATCTTGCAAAGACTTTCAAGCCAATCTTCAAGCTCAGGCAATACTATACTCTCGACATTTTTAGTCATGCGTTCATGAGGATTGGCCACAACCTTTTTGGGTTTTTCTGGAGTGTTGCATGCTTGTAGCTTATATTCAAGAATCACTCGATCAAGCTCTTCACGTATAATTTGTGACGCTGACTTTGGTCGTGGTGTATAGTCTTCAGTCTTAAATTTCTGAAAACGTTCTTCTGCATCATGATGAAGATCTGTCATGCCACGCTGCAGCATACGACAGAGTTTGCCAACTGTTGATGGCATTGCATGGTTGGGTGCACCATTAACAAGTGCAATATCAGTTTTCTTATAACCATTTTCTCCCATCCATTTTATGACAAATGGCAGCAAACTACCACTATCACAATAATATGCATAAAAACCAAGCGCTCGGGTTAGACGCGCATAATATGCATCAAAGCTAAGAGAGGAGGCATCATTCCATGACGGCTCCTCTCCAGTATATTTCACATCAAAGGCAGCAACGTTGCCTCGCTTATCAAGTATCTTATTTTTCATATTCTGCTGAGATTAGACTATCATATTTGAAACTGCGCCAGCCGTTTTTCTCGAGATCGTAAACTCGAACTGGAGAATCCTCAGTTTCAACAATAGTGTTTTTGGGAATTGCATCTTCGGGCAAGAGTGAGAGGTTTTTAGTAGCTCTCATAGCTCGATGCTCGCCATCTTTTTTAATGAATGTGATATTGCACACACCGCTTCTTAGACTCTCATTGAGTTGTTGTTTGTCCATCATAATAGTTTTGCTCTTTCAGTTAATAAAAATTTGCTTGCTAAATCTGCGTTGAATTCTGTTTTTAGTTTGCTTGATTCCATGACTTTCACTAGTTCATTTTTTCCTGCTTCAACCATGCTAACTAAATCATCTTTAGTAAAAAGTTCAGGTTTAGTTTTAACAGCCATTAGCAATTCATGATACTCACGATCAACATCGCTGACTCGAACAACATACTCGCCATGCTCATAGAGATATTTTCCAACAAAGACTAGGCGCAGCAATTGAGTAAAATTTTTGGGACTAAATCCAAATGTTTCAAGCTTTTGTTTTCTTAAACTTCCTAGTTGGCCTTTACGCTCGCCTATAGCGCGTCGAGTTTCTGAGTGAACATAGCCAAGCAAACTCTGCTTTAATTTTTCACTATCAAATAGTTCATATTTTCTAGAGCGTAGATATTCAAACTCAGGAGTCATAACACTAAATGCGCTAAGCGGCGCAAATAAGACTTCCATTACTTGAGTATTTGTTTTTCTTAGTAGACTTAGAAAGTGGGCTAGTTCATAAAAGGCGGCGTCAACGTCTCCAGTTTTTACCATGCTTGAATGATCTTTGAAGCCTGCTGCAACCTGTAAATCAGTTGTTGCATAGACTCCACGATAATCAGTATCGCTCTCTGGAGTATCAAGTCCATAGAGCTTACTGCCGCCAACAAGAAGCGCATGAGTTTTTGTTTGTGGATGTTCAACATTTAACATGCAGACATTATACCACAGATTATGCTATTTGTAAACAAAAAAATCAATGAAATGCTCTATTCTTTTCAAAGTCCCCAAAATCTCCCCATTCACGATAGCTGCTTACTGTGTCAACATCTACTTTGGAGAGATTGCGATTAATATGTGCATCAGCTCCCACATTCATAAAGATTGCCCGCTCACTTGCTCTTTCAAAGAAAGCTGGCCAAGCTTTGGCATCATATGCCGCAGTAGTTGGAAATGGCACGCAGCTTGCCTGAGGATGAGGCTTTAAAAATGGCATTGTGGCAGTTTCAACAATTGCATCTCCCTTTTCACCCTTATGAATATTACGAGCAACAGCAACACCATATGCACCTGCTTCTGGCCAGCCAATCTGACATGCTCGAGTCATTGTGCCTGTTGATACTGCACACCATATTTCACGAGGCTCATAGCCTAATTGAGTGCTAATCTTATCACACATTCTTACCAGACCAGCAGTAACCATAGCATTTCCACTAAGACCAAATGGCAGATATTGTGCATTATTCTCACTTGCCCATTGTTTAGCATAGCTGTTTAATACTGGCATTGCTGCAATACGAACAAATCTCATATCAACATGAGGATATGCAAAGAGTGCTGCCTGATGATCACTTACTCGTTTACTGCTCGGACAAAAGAAAACAACCTTTTTATTATAGAGCTCAGCAAGCATGCTAATAGCATCCATAGCGTGACCTTGTCGAGGCGCACAATAAACAAGTGTGTCATAAGGACTTTCAGCAACTACTCGCTCTGCACCAAATGCTTTTAATCCGCCTGGTGCAAGATCTGCTCGTAGCACATGTCTGCCACCTTCAACCGTTTCAACAACAGGATCATCAACCTTGCTCTTAAAATCTCCCCATAGTTCTCGATAATAATCACGAGCCTCAGCTCGATTCATGCCCATCGGTATATCTTTATTTTCAATGCTGTCTGTTATGCTAAACATGTTTGTCCCCAATCTCTTCTACGATAATATTCTGGTGATAGATGTACGCTGCTGCTATTCTCCATATGGACCTTTGCAAACTTTTCACCGTCCATGCTATACCATTCATTTGGAGGAGATACTACTCTCCCACCTGTTAGTTTATTTAGTGTATCAATATATCTCAATGTGAGCTCTAGTCGTGCCTCACGAGTGCCATAAAATGGAGTGCCCTTATAATAGCCAGTTTTTGGCAGCTTGCGCTCTTCATGCTCGACTGGCACTGGTGCGCTATAGTGTACTTCACAGCCATATTCACACCCAATTGCATCGCCTTGTTTGACATATTCTCGCAGCAGTTCATCAAGATTAAAGTTATCATGACGCAGCATGTGATGGCGAATGTCAATATTGCTAAGACAAAAAGTAATGTTTCCAAATGGTGTTATGCCTCTAAATTCATCTTTCAACCCACGTTTAAGTGTGCCATATAATGTTTTGCCATTTGCTCGAAAAACAAGATCGCTCTTTCGACTAAAGCTAGGGCTATGACTATCACCAATTGTTATGCCATCGAAATGATTAACATATGCCTTTGGCAAATCTTCTTGAGCTAGCTTTTTTACGCGCTGCAGATTTTTGCTTAGCGCAGCACACCATTCCTCTGTTATGCCATGATATGTTGTTGGAGCACCAATTCTTTTTGCTAGCTGAGCTCCCCAATCGGGCATATCAATATCAAGACTGACTACATATGGATGTGCAGCGACTCGATTAATGCGATCATAGATTTCTTTTGTTGCTCCACCAAAAAGATTAAGTGTGCCGCCAAAATTGACACCATGTTCAATAAAGCAGACATCCCAGTTTAAAATATCTGGACTGCAGGCATGATCAATTAGAGCTTGCAGTTGATCACTCCATACACTGCTCCAGCCCAACACGTGACTATTTTTTAGTCGAGGAATATTGCTAATCGGATTTGTAATTATTGCATCTGACATAATCTAAATATACCATATGGATGGCAATAAGTAAAACATTAAATATTATCGTTTTTATAATTGTAACTCTTCAAGCATAAAAATTCCCATAGACGTTCTATTGCCCATGGAGTTCTATACTTATATTCTGTTTCTTGTAAAATTGTATTTGTAGGCCACTCTAAATTTTCTAATAGAGTCTGTGCAAGTGGCTTAAATTTAATGCAGCATTCATTACTCAATTTAAAATTAGCATATGGACAAAATGACCACCAATTGGGGAGTTGAATATCACCCAATGATGCAACTTCTGCACACGGGAATTTCCAATGTGAACACCACGGTTCGCCGTAATGGTTAGACATATAGCAATAATCACCAATCCATTCAAATGGACTTTCAGTAAATTTACATAATAAATTTACGTCACTAATATGGTCAGATGGGTTACCCTGAGTAAAAACTGTATTTGCTGCATATTCATTTGCATTTACTATATGCCAAAGATATGTATGAGACTCTCTGCCTATATTAGGTAAAACATTATCAAAAGACTGGTCTGTTCCTTTATGATATATTGTAATTTTATCAAACCTTGAAGATATAGAATCTAACCATGAAAGATCTTCGTTATAATGTGATACTACTAATTCTGAATTTAACATAATTGAATTTATTTATCTTGGATATACTTTAATGCTATCACTTCTTTTTGCTAGATCAAAACTATCTGGAAAAATCCAGTTATAAGGTATGCGTTTGGTTGGTCGCTTCTCACCACGACCAATCGCGAGATGTTTCCATGCGAAACATGTCTTGTCTTCACAATTCAACATCTTTTGACTTGTCATAGGATTACGAGGATCCTCACAAAGTATTTTCATTTGTTGCAACCACAGTTCAGCTTGTTTGTTGAGCGGCTTAAATTCACCATCTTCATCAACATCATATTTGACTTTGCCATTAAGATTATCTCCACCAAAGATTTGATGCAAGCCATCAAAATGGCCAGTGCCGCCAAAGAGAACTGTTTCAGGATCAACAAGATGAGGATAGCTCATAGCTATATAGCGTGCAGTGTTTTTGCAAGGATAGAGAGGACTGCGAAAGCCTTGTGCTTTCTTAAAATAAGCCTCAAGCTTTTTAGCAAAGCCCATCATTGTATAGGGTTTGTCACGACCTTCAAAAATATCTTGCAAATCATGAGCTGCTCTCAATGGTCCATCAAGCAACCACTCTTTTACATTGGTGCCCTTTGGATAATAGATTTGGAAAAGATCATTACGAGCATGACGATTATTCACAAAATGTTGTCGTGTTGCATCAATGCCATGATCCTTTAATAGTTTGAAAGTGCCCCAATGTTCATTACTAAAAGAGAACACAAGCGTATAGAACAATCGATCAACTGGATCTGTTACCTCTGCCATCTCATAGCAATATGGATGTTCATGCCAATGCAATCGGTGAGAAAAGATTTGATAGTCATCTCTTAATAAACGATCATCACGCTCATCAAAGACTCGACAAAAATTAAAAAATGCTTCAAGCCGCGTATCAAGGCTATGTTCTCGCATCCAGCTGTCAGTTGGTTTTTTGCCCTTCATGGGAACATCAACAAGTTCTGGCCAGACAATATCGATTGTTGGCTCATCAATAAATTCGCTTAAACTGTTTTGCATAGATCTTTATATTGTTGCACGCTCATGCCTGCACTCTTAATTATAGCATCATCACTAGGATGATTTTTCATGCCATTAAAACTCTTTACAAGCCCAAGCTCTAGCATTGCCTTTTGTCGACCATAAGGATGATCTTTAATGCGGCAGCTGCTCCAAACTTGATCAAGATCTAGATGATCATAGTCTGCACCGGGTCTAATAAAATTTTCAATCCATCTTATAAAATCACAACATACATCTTCAGCATTATATGGCACACTGCCTGTATCGGCATAGATACGCATCATAATCTCATCAAGAAAAGCATCAGCTGACATTTTAACAGTTGGCTTTGCAAGATAGCCTATGCACTCCCGAGCATTTGTGCCATAATAGAATAGACTATCTCGATGCACAAACTCTGGCAGCCAGTCGGCAATGTCAGCAACAATTGCAGCATATTGAAATGCATAGCGTTTCAAGCCATGCGCACTATTCCAATCAAGCATCCAATCACCAATCTCTCGAAGAGTTTTGCGACCACCACATTCAAGGTATCGTGCAAGATCGTATGCTAGATTTGGTGCAAATTCACAGAGATAATAATCACCGCCTCGTTTATAACCATCTGGTGGTTTTGGAAAGCTTGGAAATTGATAGCCACAGCTTGTGTAAAAAGGCTTTGGATGATTCTTAACAATGGTTGTCATGTCATCAATGCTCTGCGCCGTGTGTAGATTAAAGAGCAGTGTATTGTGATAGCCACTTGGTTTTGTGGCATAGTTGATCGCGCTGCCGCATACTCGATGCAAGATAAAGACATAGAGCCATTCTGGCAAACCAAAGCTACGACGCTTATCAGTCCAGTTTTGAGCAACTGCAACTCTATAGGCATGCGCTTCTCCATT